ATCACGCTGCCGGCCGAGCCGTTGGCCTTGATGTTGCGCACCACGTCTAGCAGCTGCGCAGTACCTTCTGGCGTGCGCTGCAGCGTGCCAGCCACCAGCGTCAGGTTCTGCGTCAGGGCGCGGGCAGCGGGCCGGCGCAAGACAAGTTCGCGGCCGGCGTCGTTGATCCAGCGAATGCGCTCATCCTGCGGCCAGCGAATGCGCTCATCGTCGCTCATCAGATCGTCGAGCCGCTTCAGGATATCGCTGACCGGGATGCCCATGGATTACGCCTCGGCCAGTTTTGCGCGGATGCTTTCGATGCCGGCGTTGTGGTGTGGCTTCTTGCCGAACTTGGCTTCAAACTGCGCCACCAGTTCAGCGCGCAGCGCGTCTTCATCGACCGGCTTCTGTTCTGGCTGATCAGGCTGCGGGCCGACTGCTTCGATTTCGTCCAGCACGTCATCGATCATGCCAGCACGCGAATCGGCGGCCAGCGCGTTCCATTCGGCCACGTCCAGACCGGATGCTTTGTGTGCTTGCGCAACGATGTCGCCCAGCGAATAGGTCTTGCCGTGGATGGCGAAGCTGGCAGGGTGCTCGTCGCTGCCCAGCAGAATGGTGTCGTCGGTCTTTACGTTGGGCTGCGGGACTGGAGCGGCAGGCGCTTCAACAGGTGCAGCGGCAGCGGTGCCGCGATACAGGCGGTAGCCTTCGGTAATTGACAGGAAGCGGTCAGCGTGCGCTTCGTCCTGCACGTCGGCCACATGCGCGCCATCCTCGCGCGGTGCGAAGTGGTATTTCGCCGTACCCATATCGACGTGGGTGCCGCCTTCACGCTTGATCTTGCTTTCGATGTCCATGTACTTCTCCGTAAGAATTGAAAATAGGGGGCAGTTACGCCCCCTATTCTACACCCGGTTTAGAACTGAACCTTGTGATCCGACGTGTGCATGAAGCAACGCAGTCGGATACGGCCAGCCACGGCAGTGCCTGCCTGCGCTGCGATCTTCACGCCGATGGAACGGTCTGCCTCGGTAGGAATAACCTTGAACGCCGAAGGAAGGGTAGGGCGAGCCACGGCGCCGGTCTGGGCAGCGTTCGATGCGGAGAAAAATTCCGCGCCGCAGGTACGGGCAGTGACGGTATCGCCTGGCGTACCGGACATGATGCCAACGTCCAGCGTCATGCTGGTGGCGCTGTCCAGATCGTCGGGGATCAGAACCATGTCGCTGATGGTGTGGTAAGCCGGCAGCACGCCGATGTCGATGATGTCGCCGGTGACGTTCTGCGCGGTGGTCAGATCGTAGAAGTAGTCATTGACGATTTTATCGCCAGCGCAGTCGCCCACAATGGTGGACAGCTGGCCGGTGACGAATTGCGATGCACGAATAGCCATTTTGTTGCTCCTGAAATTTGTTGAAAGCGAACCCGCTTCAGCAGGCCCGGCTATTCACCGGGCCGTGCCGATTAGGCGTTCGGGTCTTTCGCTGCGGTGTCGATGGAGATCACGCCGAAGTCTTTGCCGTTGAAGCGAGCCTTCTTGATGCCGCCGATGAAGCCGGAAGCGATGGCCGGTTCATTGCCATAGTCCTTCGTGGTTTCTTCCCACGAGTAGCGCACGCCGCCGCCGCCGTTGCCGTATGCAACCACGCCAGCCTGACGGCCGAGGAACAGCGCGCGGCCTGCCAGCACGTTGCCGCCTGCACCGTAGTCGTTGAAGCGGATCGACGAACGGTGCGAGTGCAGCACGGTGTTGTTGATCAGACCCAGACCGCCCTTGAAGATCGGGTTGTTGCGGCCTTCTGCAGCAGCGGCAGCCTTCTGGAAGTCCAGCCAGCCGGTGGTGTCCGACACGCGCAGGTCATAGGCTTGGTCTTCACCCATCAGCAGCACGTACTGATCGTCAGCGCCGTTCGACACTGGCACCATGTTGGCGGTGTCAGGGTTGCGGGCCTGCATCATCTTGGCCTTGTTGGCGGCGCGCTCGATAACCGCACGGGTCATCTTGTCGGTTGCGGCCAGCGTGGCTTTCGACGTTGCCGAACCACCGTACAGAATGTGGTCAGCGTCAGGGGCGTTGAAGGGGTTGCCAGCAAAGCCGGTGAAGGCGGTCGATTCGATGAAGTCTTCGTTGATACCGCGGGCGCCCGACAGGTACATGAAGAAGAATTCGTCCATCAGGCGCGAGAAGTAATCGCCCAGACGGCCCTTGCCGACCATGCGCATGTCGTGGACAACGCGCTTGCGGGTCATCTTGCCGCCCAGCGATACAGCGTGGCGAACCTGATCGATGACAACTTCATCGGTGAAGAATTTCAGGGCTTCTTCTTTGCCTTCCACACGGTTGTCACCGTAGGTCGGCTTGTTGCGCAGCTGTACGCACAGGTCGAAGCTCACGCGGTCGCCAGCGTCCGATTCCAGATCGGTCTTGCGCTGAATGATGGAGTTGTCGCTGGTGCCGATGAAGCGGCCTTCGAAGTAGGACTTCTTGGCTTGGTCAACGGCCAGAGTGGAAGACCACTTTTTCTGGGTCTTCGGATCGGAAGTACCAAATACGGTAGTGCTCATGGATATGTCCTCTGAAAATGGTTGAGTTTTCCAGTTCGCACATCCTGCGCAAAGTGTGGCCCGATTATAAAACCGTTGTTTTTATAACGCAACCAGAACAGGCGCGGAAAAGAAACTACTTCTTGCGAGTAATTCCCCGTTCCGCGACCATCTTGGAGATCGTTCTGGCAGGCGCAGAGCGCTGCACCGGCACTGACTTGTCGGCCTGAATCGCCAGACGGGCAACTTGACCCGACTTAGACTCAAGCGTGATTTTAGCCATCCCGTTGCCAATGGTTATGCTTTCGCCGGGTCTAAGTTCCAGTTTTAACAAGTCAGCCTCGCGTAGTAGTTATGCGGATTGCAGGTAAGCGTCTTGCTCTGCTGGCGTCATTTTAGCAAGAGCCGCTTCGTATGCCTCGTAATTTGTTGCTTGCAGGCGATCCAGATTGGCAAAGCGGCCTTCGCCAGTCTCCGTTCCTTGCGCTGCGGGAATATGCGCGAGGTTCGGCGGCAGCTTCGGTGCAGGCGCTGGCGCTGCTTTGGCGGCTGGCTTTGCTGCTGTGGCTGGCGCGGCGGCGGCCGGAGCATCGCCGATGTCTGCCAGCACCAGCTTGTGCGCCTTCTCCAGCAGTTGCGGCCCTGTCAGCCCTTGGTTGCGCGGCATCACGGCGATGGCCTTCAGCGTTTCGTTCAGGTGTTCAAAGCGTTCGCCCTTGCCGCCTTCATACTCGTCGTGCTGGGACAGGAAGGCAGCGCACTGCGCATCCCACTCGTTGCGGCGCTGCTGCTCGGCCATGTCGGCGGCGATGTGCGCCTTGTCGATGGCGCGCTCAATTTCGCGCTCATCCTTGGCCAGCGCGTCCTTCTGGCTGTCGTACTGGTCGAACGTGATGTCGCCGTCATCGTACTGCTTGCGCAGTTCGGCGCGCTTGGTGGCGATCTCGGCCAGCTTGGCTTCAGCGTCGGCCGGTGCCTGCGCTACGAGGATTGGGGCCGGCTGTGGCACAACGCTCGGCGCTGCTTCCGGTTCATCGCCTGCAGCGGCGCCAGGCTTACCTGCGTCGGCTGGTTCAGCAGTGGCTGCAGCATCGTCAGCGGCAGCAGCAGCGCCATCGTCCGCGCCATCGTCAGTTTGCTCATCGGTCTTACCCTTCGCAGTGGTTTCGGTTTCCAATTCAGCAGCTGCAGCGGTTTCCGTTTCCAGATCGCCCTGCGTGGCCGTGGTGTCTTCAGGCTCGTCCATCATGGCCTGCAGCGATGCGCGTTCCTCGGCGGTCAGGCCGTCCATTTCGATATCGTCTTTGCTCACGCTCATGTCTTACACTCCTTGCGGTGGTTGAGGTTGTTCCTGCGGTGGCATGCCTTGCGGTGGCCCCGGAGGTTGCTGCGGCGCCGGTGGCGCAATTCCTTGTGCTGCAGGTGGCAGGCCGGACGGCTGGATAGGCGTTCCACCAGTCCATCCGGCTTCTAGCAGCAGGTTGTCCGCGACCTTGGCCGTGGCCGGCAACTGGATGATGCCCGTTGCCGCGGTCATGGCCGACTGCGCGCCCATCATGTTCGCCTGAACCGTCTGGGCCTGAATCAGCTTGATACCTGCTGCTGCCTTCTCTGCCTCGGCGCCCTTCTTAGCCGCGTCGGCTTCCTTGCCCTTGAGTTCGGCAACGAACATGGCTTCCGTCGCCTGTTGCTCCTTCTGCTTTTGTTCCATCTGCTGCTGTTCTTCCGGCGTCAGTTCGGTGGCGTCTGGGTCGCGCTGCCCATTGACTGCGCGGATACGCTTCACCATTTCGTCGCGGTTCGGCACATCCATGCTTTCGACAACCAGATCCAGCATCACCAGCGCAACCTGCGGCGGCATCTTCATCATCATTTCGGTCAGCTGCGCCAGCGCAGACTCACGCATCGTCGCGCGCCAGTCGCTTTCGCTGATCACGAAGTCGGCCTTGGTGCGGGTGATGTCGTTTTCCGGCAGCCCGTCGTTCATCGTGATGAATTCCGGCGTGCCGCGCTCGTTGGTGATGCGGAATTCCTTTTGCGCGCTCACGAACTGCTCGATCAGCGACAGTTCAATCTCGCCGTGCATTTGCACAGCCAGCCGCAGATTGTCGAACAGTTTATTGGTAGAAACGCTGCCTTGGTCTTGTCGCGCCTTTACGGCGACACCGGACGTTGCATTCGTCGAGCGGCCCAGCAGTTCATCGGTCACGCCGCCTACCTGCTGGATCATGGAAATGTTGCGGCTCATCAGGTCTAGGTGGGCCGGAGCCAGTTCACGATCAACGTTGAGCTCCATCATCTTGCCCGCGCGCTTGACCAGAATTGCGTCTGGCCGAGCCACTTCGGCGGCGAACTTGTCGATGGTCATGTCTTCCGGCAGCGCGCCTTCGTCCATGATGACCTTGTTGGTGGACAGAATGTACAGCGCCTTGCTTGCGCGCTTGTTGATGTCGTCCTGAATGTCGCGCAGGCCACGGATCACGCCATACGGCAGGCCGTCGCGCCCACGGCGATATCCCCAGATCGGGATGAACTTGAACCGATTGTGGCGGTACGGCGAAACGTCGTCGTACAGCATGCCGTTGACCGTGATGATGGCCACGCGGGTCTGCATCATCACCTTCGTTACGGTCGTGCTCTCGCCGGAATTGACGCTCTTCTGGTGGCGCGGGTCTTTCTCGTCGAAGACCTGGCCATTGAACGGGCCGCCGCGGATCTTCTTCACGTTGGCCGGTTCCCGATACCACGCTTCAATCAGACGCAGGCGCCGGCGCTTGTGCAGCGATACCGTCGTCAGGTGGCCATTCAGTTCGCGGTCGGCCTCGGCATAGTCCATGGCATTGTCGCCATCCATCAGCGCGGTCGAGCCGTACACGCCCACGTCCGTCACGGCGCGGCGCACGGTTTCCTCGCGGTCTGGGAACAGCGCCAGCGCGATATCCTCGTCCACCCAGCGAGAGCGGAACTGATAGCGCATGTCGCTGCCATCGATCTCGGTGCTGGCCGAATCCCACAGCATGTTGCGCCACGACTCGTAGCGGTCATAGATCGGCTCGCCGTCGTCCTCGTCCTGCACGCCACACTCGATCCAACCGATGCCGACCTTGGCCGCATCTTCAAACGCACGCGAACGGTGGAACGAAGTCCGGTTCACGTCCGACAGGTACTTCATGTACTTGGTCTTGCTCTCGGCCTGCTTGGCATCTTCCTTGCCGCGCGGCAGGATCTTGAAGTCGGTACGCCCGCGCTTCTCCGAACCGATGATCCAGTTCAGGGTCTGGGCGATGACGTTGTAGACGATGGGCGCCTGGCCGCGCGCCTTGATCTCGGCCGAGTCCTCTGCCGACCACTGGATATGATCGTAATAGTCTTCGTCAATCGCTTGCTGTGCGCGGTTTTCCGCTTGGCGGTCGAGCTCCTGCCGATAGTAGCTGATCAGGATGCCGTGCCGTTGCATGGCCTGTTCCCCGTCGAGCGGGTGGCCTGCGTCCTCGGACGGCGGTTGCTGGTCATGCGTCTGCAGCCGGTCTTCAGGGGAACCCTTTTTCGTCCGCGTCAGCCCTTCATCTTGTAGATCGAACACTGGTTCCCCCGTTCAATAGTTGTTACGCCTGTGGCGTAGGCGTGTAGTCCATGATTTCAACGCTGCGCTTCTTGCCGTCCACCGTGACAGTCCCATCGGCCACGATAATGCTGGTGGTCGGGCTGTTCGGCATACTCAGCAGGTCTCCCAGATGGTCATGGATCAGGCCGCCTACCTTTGCCGCGTTTGACAGGCAATCGTCCATGCCAAGGATTTTCAGAATGTAGCCGGTGATCCCTGCCAGATATTGAGGCGAATTATAGCGGTATGCTGCACTCAGGGCTATCACGCAAGGCTTGAACCCTGTTGTTCGATAGCGCGGGATCAGGACAAGCGCCGGTTCTTCCTTCTCTTGGTCTTCATTGTATAGCCAAGTCCCGTAGATGCTGATGTCGCCGATGTGGCGAACAAAATGATGGCGCGTTAAGTCGATTGCCGGTCGGCGGTCTGGATCTAGCATGTCAGTATTCCTCGTGAGGTGGTTCGGCCAGTACGCCAGCAAGTTCTTCTGGCGTCAGGTGCTTGTATGTTTCGTAATTATCCAGCGCTTCGCGTAGGCCTGCAGCATAACCGCGCTCATATTGGAACGTCAGTCGATCCAGCCATAGACGACATAAAATGTAGCGCCATACCCGCTCTGGGAACATTGCCACTGCAACCAGTTTTTTGTTGACCCACACTATTTTATTCCCCACTCGATAATCATGGTGGGTAACAAATGGGCCACTAGACCTGTTTTTGCTGATTTTGATAGGGATAATGCTGCTGTACACTTTGCTAACTATTCTGCTCATGTAGCCACCTTATGATTTAAGTTGTGCGCCAGCTGGATCGCGTGCGCTTGCGGGTGCTGGTGTTCGTCATCTGGTCTAGCTGTCCCCATTGCCGGAACGAGTCGGCAAAGTTTGAGTACCGGTCATGCAGCGGCTCGTCGGTGTAGGCGTCCAGCTTTTCGTTGTACTTTTTCTTATAGTTGTCGAGCGCAGCAATGCCATCCGAGCACTCTGTTTCATCAATGTACACGTTACCAGACATCTTCATTCGCGTCTGGTTGATGCCGGTAATCACCTGCTCGATACGCGGAATTATCTCAAAGCGATGGCCAGGCAGTAGCCTTTCAAGGATTTCTTGCGCAGATTTACCAGTTTGAAGGCTTTTGTTCGCTGCATCGTGCGGCAGGTAATGATGGCCGCCATACACATAACCGCGCTCCATCAGGTATTTTGCGTAGTGCTCTAGGCTTTCGCCGCTGTTCTCGTAGGCGTGGATGAACCTGTGCTCGCCTGCAATGTACTGGTGGAACCATATTGCAGTCGTGTCATTGAATCCAAGATCCCAGAACGTGTTGACGGGCGACCCCGGCTCATACGGGACACGGCGAATCCTTCCGGCCGCGCGCAGCTTCTGCATTTCGTTGAGATAGTATGCACCCTTGACGCGGTTGCCCTTCCACAGCCCTTTCAGCAGCGCCTCGCGTTCTTCAGGATCCATCTGAAGCAGTGCTTCGCGGTAGCCGGTATTCGACAGGTGCTTATTGTCCGACAGGCGCGCGGGTATGAACCTGCGCCGCATGCTCGTAACCGTGCCGAGCTCGTCATCAATGATGTCAACAGGCAGGTTCGTTTCCTTGCCGTCTGCCTCTATGCCCCAGCGCTTCATCACCCATTGCTGACCAGGCCCGTCTGGGTTGGTCGTTGCGCGGATATAGCGCGGCAGGCTTCTGTCGGTGGATCGGCAGCGCGAGAATAGATACAGGTAACAAACACTGGTTGGCCACAGCGTTAGCTCGTCAAAGCCTATGTAGTTCCATGCGCGGCCACGGTACTTCAGGCGGTCGTTGTCGTGCTGTAGGTAGCCAAACTCAACCTTTGCGCCGCTTGGGAAAGTCCATACCTTTTCAGTCTGGTTGTAGTTTGCCCCGGCCACGATCAGCGGGTACAGTTCCAGCGCCCTGTCGATCAGGTCGCGCAGTTCTGGGAACGAACGGCGGAACAGCACGGCACGATGGTGCGCATTGTCTGGCCCGCCATGCTGCAGGCACAAAGCATCGATCAGCAGAGCATCGGACTTGCCGCCACCAGCAGCGCCGCCGTACAGGACTTCAAAATCGTCGCAGGCGAGGAATGCAGATTGCCGGTCAGTTGGCGCCCATACAACTTCATCGCTTTCAACGCAGTCGCTCATATCAGTCGTCCGCCTTTTTCAGCGGCTTAGTTTCATTGATGGCCGGAACCTTCTGCGGAACCATGACGACTTTCGTTTTCACCTCGATTGGCGCTTCAGGGTCGCCCTGCAGTTTCATCTTGTCGTTCAGCATGCCGGCGTGGCGCATCAGCAGCGTGATGTAGCCTTGCTTGTCCTGCATCTTCACCTCCAGTCCGTCGCGCGTCTGCTTCACGCCGGCGTACAGCGCCTTCGCAGGCTTCGACAGGTGGCGAGTGTCCTTCACGATGGTCTTGCCGACGCCATCACCGAAGCATTCAGGGCAGTCTGGGTTCGGGTCTTTGCGCTCGTCGTAGCCAATACCGCCCGCCTCGTTGAACGGCGGAATTGGTTTGCCTACCGTCATCGGGTCAGCCTGCAGGTTCGCAACCATCTGCGCGTGGTCGATCCGCGCCGCTTCCATTTCGTTCGCCGTGCGCTGGTACTTGTTGTCTTTTCCCCAGCAGAAGCGGCAGCAGTGGCGCCGGTGCTCAACCAGTTCGTTGGCGTCGGCCGCCAGCATGGCCAGCAGTTCGCGCAGGATATCGTCCTGCCGGATCTCGACTCGTTTGAGGCTGTCAGCTTGCCTTTTGGCAATTTGTTGTTGAACCTTTACCGTGCTTAACAAACGGGAAGCCTGCGCCTCTGCGGTTTTTGGCGAGTAGCCTGCTCGGATAGCGGCCTGTTTCCCGTTGAAGTCGATTATATATTCGTCAACGAACTGAGCGATCTGCGGGCGCAGGACTGGCTTTGCCGTCTTCCTGACGGGCTGAGTCTTTTTGTCCGGTGCTGATGGCGTTTTTTTCACCACGGCTTTTGTCCCAATAGGTAAATTCTTGTGCAACGTTGCGTTTTGGTATGAATAGCGAACCAATGGTATCACAAGCGAATCGGCGCGCCAGTGTCATGGCGTATCGCGGAAATGTCAGGAGTGTGGGAAATTGGGAATGTCGTCGGAAGCCTATCTGCATCAGTGCCGGAAATCGGCTCTGGGAATGCTGCGCAATCATGCGGTCGTTTGCGTAGTGCGGCAGATGGGTAATGGTGTTGACCGCATATCAGGTGCGGAACTGGTGCCGATAGGGCTGGATGACGCTGATGCCCTTCCCGTTGATCTGTCTGGGGATAATATGCTGCTTGATTGCGTGTCTGTCGCGCTATCGGCGCTTAGCCTGGCCGCTGTGATCGGCGCGAACCATCTTGCTCGGTGCTTTGTCCGGCCTCTGTACGGTGAGGCAATCGAACTGACTGCAGTGTTCACTGAATGCCTGGTGGATATGCTGCTTGCTGGATGATGAGTTTCATTCTGGAGGAAGCGGTGGGATTTGAACCCACGGGCCGACTTATTAGGGCCAGCCACCAAGGTTCAAACTTGGCGCGATAAGCCACTCTGCCACGCTTCCCCTGCTTGATCGTGATGATGATAATTCCCCCCTGCACTGTTTGAGGTGGGGAGCCAGCGCACAACGTTGGCTAGGTATAGCGCTGGGCTTGGGTCATTATACGGCTATCCTTTCTGCTGTGCTGGTGATGGTAAGTCTGGCAGGTGCATCCAGTGTGTAACTTCCCATTCTGCTTCCTCTAATTCTCCATCTTCAAAATCAGATTCCATCTCAGCCGTCATCCATTGATTAGCTCGCCAGCAAGCAACCGCAGGGGTGTAGCCATACATCACGACCAAAATATACGTTCCATCTTTTGGCGCAGTCTCAATAGGTTGCCACCCGTCAGGCACGGCCTTAGCCGCTAGTGCTGCGCGTAGGTCGGCTATCTCGGCGTCCTTGAAAAAATTATCCGAGCGCATCAGAATGAAACATGACTGCGAGTAGTATTCTTCTTTGCGCTGCTCCCACGGCTTGATATTGGCGCTCATGCTGCCTCCATGCTGTTGATCGGCGCATCAATGCGCTCACCGCAGAACGGGCAATAGTTGAACGCCAAACCGCGCTCTACCCGTTCGCCGCTCTTGCAGCCATAAAACGTGCGAGTCGGGCCTGTCTCTGGCGATGTATAGCGCCATGCGAACACGCCTTTCTGCTTGCCTTTTGGGTGGTTGTATTCGGTTACTGAGCCGAGGGCATCACATGGCTGTACAAACTTGCCATCCTTGATCGTGCATTTGATGCTCATTCCTTCTCTCCTTTCCCGCCCTGCGCGGCCAAATATGCGCGCCCTTTATCTGTCAGCTCAAAATCTCCGCGACAGCCGCACCCGCAGCCATCCACTAGCTCTCGCCGCATAAGCATGCGCATTTTCTCCAGTGCCAGTTTTGGCGGCGTGCCTTCTGGCATCGCATGTAACACTGTGTTATCTGGTCTAGGTTCGTAGTCGAACCAAGTACCCCACCGATTCAGTGAAAGTAGGAATGACAGCACGGGCATATCAGGAATATCTTTACACTGCATGGCTGCCGCCTTTCCCGCCCTGCGCGGCGATGGCGGCGCTATTGGCTTGCTGCTGCATTGCTCTGTATCCGCACGGGCGTCTCCAGCACGATTCCTTTACTGACTCGCCACATTCCCCACACGGATATAACGAGGCATTGCCCCGCGCCGCATCCACAGCATCCGCGCTGCTCTGGCGGGTGGCGTTGGCAACAGCAATCCGAATTTCGGTGAAGTCCTTTTGCAGATCCTTAATTGCGTTGCGCGTCTCGGCAAAACCATGATGGCATAGGGCAAAGCCAAGCCCCATATCAAAGACGGTAAGCATCGTCGCCAGTGCGTCAGAGTTCACCGGCACAGCATCACCCTGCGCGGGTGTGGGCTGGGCGGCGAACAGCGGAACCACAGTAATCAAGCCCCTCCACTTTTCGTTATCGAAACCAGTGGGGCGCTCCTTGAAGTACGTTTCATGCCCGTCGTTTGCCCGCGCAACGTAGCCGTATGGCACCTGCTCCCCAGCCGCTGCGGACGGTGCGGGGGCGGGCTTTTGCTGCATGACTTCAATCATCGCATTAAAAACTGCCTCGGCAATTCCCTGCTGAATCTCGGTTCCATTTAACGAATGGTCAAAATCAAATGTGCAGCCAGCATGACGTAGCGAGTCATGCAGCACTTCAGCGCCGCGAATTACCATTTCATCGCTGGGAGCATCCACCACCTCACTGCGCTGGGAGAGGGCGGCAGCGGCCAGACGCATCGTATCGGCGTAATCATGATGGCTGTATCCAGCATTGCCAGCGTACTCGCGCAGTTGGTCTATCAGTTCTTTGTTCGTTTCCATGTTAGTCCTCAAAATAGTTCAGCAACCGCCTTAGCAGCGCGGCGTGTTTTTCGGGCGGTCTGAGCATGGTGCTCAGCGTCATAGCGCAAGTGGCAGCGTTGGCAGAGCGCCTTCAGGTTTTCCGGTGTGCAGTTCTCTGGTACGTGGTCAAGGTGCGCGATGGTCAGCACGATATCGACCATGTTCTTGAGGTTGTAGTCGCTCATGCGTTTGCGGCCTAAGTGTTTGCCAGTCTCTGCGCAGTACACATTTGCGTCGTCCAGCATGTAGGTATCAGCGTCTATCCCATCACCACGAGCAATTCGTTCACGGTTTGGAACTCCGCACTTTTCACAGCAGTTGTGCGCGCGCTCCAATATTGCGGCGCGTATGTCCTTCCAGTTCGCCGGATAGCGCGCTTTGTTCTCTGGGCGGATCGGCATCACTCGCCTCCCTTGAGTGCGCGCTCAAAATGAAAAACCACATTTGCTTGCGTGTTCGCCACTAGACCGAAACGCAGCGCATGCCGATAGGTGCTGCTGTATCGCAAAAGGGATTCACAAGATCGAGAAAGCTTTGCGCGCCATTGCTCAATGCTGTATGCGGCCTTATCAAGATTGCATGGAGCACAGGCAGGCATCATGTTGTCAAACACGTCGCGGCCAGAGTGAAGCATCCCAAGCGGGTTAATGGCTGTACTCGGTGCGTAGTCGCGCAGAACTGGCTCAAAGTGGTCTGCATGCCAGCGATCACCTAGAGGCTTTCCGCAGTAGGCGCATAGTCCGTTGAATTTTGCAGCCAGTTGCGACCTCTGTTTTTTTGTCAACGCCATCTTATGCGCCTCCCTTGAGTGCACGAATGCGATTGGCAATCAATCCGTAGCCTTTGTCGTCAGCCAGTTTCGCCGCCCGCTCCAGCGCCGCATCGCTGCATTGCTGGCCGTAGGTGCGGGCGTATTGCGCCATGTGCGCACGGATATAGCTATTCAGACTACGCAGAGCCTTGTTGATTGGAGCCGTATCGCCACCGCATACCTCGCGCTGCACCTTGGCCAACCCATCAAGACGCTGAGCGAATTCGGCATCCATGCTGAAATCGTGCAAATCCGGCAGCGCCACATCACCGGACACTGGCGCAGCGGCTGGCTGCTGGGCTGCTTTCAGTTCCAAAGAACAAAGCCGCTCAACCATTGCCAGCCCCTTATCAGATAGACGCTCCAGATATGGGTTGTCCTCGCCCATCACGCTGGCATGGCTTACGCCATCAGCTAGAAAGCCAAGCTCCTGAAAGCGAGCGAATGCCTCTTTCATTGCTGGTGCCATTCGCTGTTCTATCGGGTAGTCTTCGCGTGGTTTGGCGCATGCGTGAAGCCTGAGCAACAAGATGATCTGAAGCGGGCTCATACGGCCTCCTGCTGGGCTGCGAGGATGGCGCGGGCTTTCCAACCTTCCCATGCTGATTGAACGCACGGGTTCGCATAGTCACCATCAGAATCCATGCTAAGATCGGATTCTCGTTCTGACTGTTCAAACAGTTCGCGCTCCTTCTCGTCCGTCATCGCTACTGGCGCGGGCGATGGGGCAGCCTTGATGACTTCCCATGCGAACGCTATGGCATCTTCACGGCGGGAACCGATGCCCCAAGGCTTCGCTGGCATTCGGTTGGCAATATCGATGATTCGCTTTTCGTCCATGGCGGAAGGTGGTTGATACAATGCGCCGCCCGGCTGCATTTCGTTGAGCACATCATCGACTGTTGCAGCTACTGGCGCGGGCGATGGCTGCGAGGCGTGAGGAACATAATCAAGGATTGCACAGGATGCAGCTTGCATCCACGCTGCGGAGCAAGCCTTGCGATCCAATGATTCCCAAACACGTTGTTGCAGCGCCTGAAGGTCAGCGGGCTCGAACTTCATCATGTTGACGAACTGCTCTAACTGCTTGGTTGTGAAAGCAATTCGGCCATGATAGTCAGTGTCTGCGCCACAGCGGCGCAATGCGTCTCGCCATGCCACCGGCTTTTCCACCACTGGCGCTGCTTCTTGGGCGGATAGCGCTATTTCCTGATAGCGGTCTGTCAGTTCTCCCTGTGCGTCTAGTGCTGCGGTCAGCGTCTTGATCTCCGCATCCTTTGCCGCCACCTGCGCGGCTACGTGGGCGTCTATGTGGGCGATCAGGCCCGCGATCTCTTCATCCTTTTCTGCATTTGGCGCTAGGATGCAGCACGTAATACGTCCGTAGAACTCCGACGTATCCACCGTAGCCGCCGATGGCGAAGGATGACTCGCAACCACTCGAATTTCTTGAGTAGTTGCAGATTGCAGCGCCGCTTCCTGCTTGCGGATCAGCGCGATCAGTTCCACGAACAGCGCGCTGTACGGGCCCATGTCGCCGTGCTTGGCGTAGGCTTCCAGTTTATCGAGATCCATACCTTCCTTTCGTTATGCCTTGCGGCGGTTTTTCTGTACTGGCTTTTGGCGCGTCACCAGATAGAGTTCATAGCGGGCCTGCTCCAGACGCTCTAGGATCAGGTGATACGCCATGCTGCCCTGCTGGTTCAGCGCGATCAGCGTGTTCAGGTCGTCTTCATAGCCTGCGATGTCGGCGCGCAGGCCCATGATGCGCAGCCAGCGGTTGAAGCGGTCGATGAGCGCGAGGATCATTTTGCCACCTCGATAGCGGCAATCACGTCGTTGGCCACGCGGCGCGCTTCGGACAGCGCATCAGGGCCGGTGGCCGGCTGGGCGAGGATATGCCGGGCCATCACTTCCGCGCCCTTGCGCAGCTGCTCTAGTTCGATCAGCGCCATGGCGTGCTCGATGCTTTGTTGCGTATTGTTGCTCACGGCTGTGTCTCCTTGGTCAAGTCAGTAAAACCGCATTCAAGCAGCATCTTGCGGAAGTCGTCTGGCGTGATGTTCTGATCGTCAACGGCGCCCATACGTTTGATCAGGTCTGTAAAAGTCGAAAGCGCGCTCCAGCCATCGTAAAAGCAATGCAGTCTTGGAACGACCTTGCCAAGTAGTGGCATAAACTTTACGGTCATTTCTCCAGTAGTTCCACCTTCGGGGTGATACAGCCCAATGGAAAAACGATCAATATCGCCATCTTTCACGGAGCATCCATACCAAGCGCGGGAATTCTGATGGAAACCACGGATGCAACCGGAGTGGTCACGGCTCATGGGTTTGCCCTTTCAACCGCGCCGACCAGCGCCATGCCCACCAGCACCACAACCACTGCCGTGATGATTGGCTCGTATTCGATGAGCCAGACGATTACCCGCGCTTTCATGCTGCGATCTTTTACTTTTTGCATTATGTTCTCCTGAGTAATTTGCCCCTTGCGGGGCGCTGGGTGGTTATGCAGATTTGACCCATAAGCCGCCGCGCCAACGGTAAAGTTCAACGGCCCATGGAGCGCTTTCTGCGCTTGCGTTAATCTCGCTGATTGTTGCTTTTCGGTATCCGCGCTTTGCTGCCTCAATCTCAAGCGTGGCGAACTCAGGGGCAGCAAAGTAATCTTTTGCTGCGGCTTCGCGTGCCTCGGCTTCGTGCTGCCTGTAAAGGTTGATAGCCATCAGAAAACCGATTACGCGGCCACCGAGTAAAAGCGCTCAAGGCGCGATTCAAAAATGGTGGTGAATACAACGCCAATGGCGTCGCATACGGTGAAAATGGTTTCGCCCGACTGATGCGAAACGTGGGTGTCGATGGTCAGGCCATCCTTGAGTTGTTTGCCGTTGAAAGTTGCCATGATTGTTTCCCTTTGTTTGCCGCCGCGCCATTCGCTGCGTCCATGTAGTAATTATCTGCGCTGCAATGAAGTTTTGCTATTTGATTGTTACTATCGGGAATGGCGGTTTGCGATAGGTTTTAGCTATTAGCTTAACCCGCGTCGTGGCGGTTTACTCGCATCCTTTTCAGGCGATTTACGCTCCCACCGATATGACAAATCTTCAAAGTTAGTAATTGCTCCGTTGTACCTCATTCCAATTACACCTGGCGTACCCTGTCTCTGCTTTACAGAAATTATCTCGGCTATTTCAGGCTCAGGCGTATTAGGGTTATGCAATACGTCGCGGTAAAGAAAAACGATGTTTGCAGCATCCTGCTCGATAGAACCAGATTGCGCGAGATCCGACATGATGGGGCGCTTGTCTGCGCGGTCCTCACATCTTCGATTTAGCTGGGCAAGCAACACAACTGCGATATCAAGGCTTTTCGCTATCTCAATAATCCCTCGTGTGTATTGCCCGATGCGTTGCCAGTCTTGTTCTGCGTCGCCGCCATGAATAAAACTCAACTGGTCAATAACCAGCATGTCGAGGCCAGTCTTTCGCTTCATCTTCCTTGCTTTGGCGCGCAACTCAAGCATGTTCATTCCGGCCTGCTCATCGATCCATAGATTCATACTCTGTGCCTTTTGAGTGGCATACGAAAGACTTGTCCAATGTTGGCTATCGCGGTCATCCTCTTTCGGAGCACGGAGCCATGCTAGCGGTATTTTCCCGATAGCAGCCATGTTGCGATCATTGATCTGCTTCGCCGCCATCTCCATTGATAGAATTGCAGAAACCCCACCATCAATAGCAACATTGCGCGCTATCCCAAGTCCGAATGCTGTTTTACCTGTTCCCGGCCTTCCTGCTACAACAGTCAAAGTCCCGCGCTCTAGACCTCCACCCATCAATTCATCAAAGTGCGCGTACCCTGTGGCCACTGGTTTATGCAAACCTGCCATACGCTCTTGAATCATGGTTAGGTAGTCAACCATTGTGTCGCCGATCAACTTAGGCTCAAACTGGGCTTTACGTTGTGTAAGCAATTCCAGCTTGGAAGCTACAAGATCAATGCAAGAGGCGGAATCTTGGTGAGAGCCAGCAAGTTCCTGTGCCTCAATCGCAATTGCCACCAGAGCCCGTTTATCGGCCTTCTCACGGACAATCTCGGCATGCCGACTAATGTTTGCCGCTGACGCAGCTGACATTCGCATGGTCGCGCAATATTTCAGGCAGTCTTGAACTCGATCAACCAACGCGGACATCAACGTCATCGGGTCAGCACGCTGGCCAGCAGCTATCTGGCGCTGGATTTCTGCAAAAATAAGCCGGTGGTCTTCTCGGTAGAAATGCGAAGCATCTAAATCTGCGCACCTATCTATTGAATCGTTATCAACAAGAAGAGAGCCAAGTACCGCCTGCTCTGCACGAATTGATACTGTGTGGTCTTCATATTCCATTTTTAGCCTTAATTTCCAAATCGATCTGTTTCCCCCTTGTGGTCAGTTGGAATTGACCATCTCGTTCGTACCAGATACCGTACCAGTTTTCCCGCACTGCATTGTCAAAGTGCCTCGCCCAGAGCTTGTACCGTTTTCTCGACTTAGTAGGGTCCGTGTACTTCCGCTTGAACTCGACCCACGCATAACGAATAAAGTCAATTGGAATACCAACCTCCTCTGCATAGTTGAAAACTGGATCATCCTCCGGTATCGGAGTTCGTCCTTCAGACTTGCAATCTTCCAACCACTTCTTGAATGTAATTTCCTCGCGGGCGGCTTTCTTTTGTTTAATTTCTTTTGTAGGGTTGTCTTTTGTGGTTACTGATTTAGTAACCCCACTAACAACCAATTCAGTAACCCCTAAATCCAAATCAGTAACCGTTACTGATTCAGTAACCGTTACTGATTCAGTAACCCCATTTATTGCTTCTTTTTTTGCTCCGGCCCACTGTCTATGGTTTTTATTAATCCCCATTATGTGACCGAATTTTCCTTGTTTTCGACTGATAATTCGCCGTTCCTCCAACTCACGAACAGTCACACTTACATGCGACTTAGCAAGCCCTGTCAGGTCAGCTAGTTGAGACAGTCCAATATCATCTGTTTTCTTATTGAATCCATACGTTTTACGTGCGATTGCCATCACCACACACCACTGCCGACTTGATAGCCGAGCAAGCAATAGTTCTTCTATCAACTCATTGGCGAGTCGAGTAAATCCATCCTCAAGTTGCGGTGTTGTTTCCATCTATTTATGACTCTTCGCCAAGTCAGGATATGTGCCGCAGAGACCTCTTGCTGCGCGATCAGCCTTGATGGCTATCTCGCGTTCTTTCTGCTTATGATTGAGGCGGGATGCCTCTTGTAAAGCTGAATCTTTGCTTAAGCCAATTACGACAACCGTTACAATTTGAGCCGCGGGAGTTAAGTAGCCAACGGCGTAGCGGTTATCTTCAAATGGGCCAACTGGGAAGTATTTAAGCATGGCTAACCCTTTAGTGTGCACGCTAAGCCGGGTCGCATTCCCACGGTATCGACGGCATTAGCCATAGATTGGGTCCGACAAAACGTGCACACTGAAAGATTCATTTTAGAAATCGACACCATAATAGGCCGCGACAGCCTGAATAGTAATTGTATCCCAGAATACACTGTACTCTGGGAATTATTTCCTTTACTTCATGCTGCCGGCCAATCCGGCGCAGCATCTACCGCTGCCCATGGCGACACGCCAGGCGCGAACTCAATGCGCATGCCCAGAGCTTCAGCGATGTGGTGCTCAAGCGTTGCACCGCGCGAGCGATACCAGCCTGGCAGCATCGAAATCGCATCGCAGTCCATCAGCTGCTTGATGTCGGCGCGCATGCACTTCTTCCAGTGCTCTGCGAGCTCGGCCGGCGCCATCACTGCGTCAGGATCTTCATCGTTGATCTCGGCAGGGTTGATGACTTCGTAGCCCAGCGCGCGCAGGCGGGCGGCCTCTGCATGGAAGGCTGGGAAGTTCAGATGCGGCAGATTGCTCATCGGCCCACACACGTACCAGACCTGTTTAAGTGCATTTTTCATAGTTTCCTCTGTTTGTGTTTTGGTTATTGTGGTGATGGAATCGAACCACTCTCGACATGCGAAAGCGCGCCATCTCCAGCGAACAGGTCTTTCTGCGTCAGGTAGCTGATGATCTCGTTGCGCGCGGCCATCCAGTCCCAGCAGGTTACGACCTTCCAGCCTTCTTCGCGCAGCCGGGCGGCGTACCATTCCTGTTCAGCGGTCATCTTGTTCTTGCCGAACTTCATTTCGATGCGGCAGCCATGGTACGGGCCGCGCGCCACCGGCAAGTTCAGGTCAAGAGCACCTTTTAAAAGTCCCGCTGCCTTTGCCTTGCCGGCCTGCGCCTTGGTCAGCGCCACGCCGTTCAAGCTGGCCTCCAGCAGATCGATGCCAGGATACTGCCGCTGCACGTCTGGGCGGCGTGCCCATGTGCAGAGTGCACTTTGATGCGCGTGCTCACTCATTGCTGTCCTTTCAGGAAGGCGCTGATGCGGACGTGCATATCGTGCCTCAGCATCTCGGTGTCATTCAATTCTGTCAGCAGCGCGCGGGCGGCGGCCAGTTCGCGCAGTGCCGCCTCGCAGTCCTTGCGATGAATGTCTGCCGTGACGATTACAGACGCGACACCTACCTCTGCAATGCTTTCGATGTGGTCAGTATCGAGTTGGTCGCACGCATTCCAGCACGCGGCTAGGCGGCGGGCGTTCGACATGCGCACTTCTTTCGCAATCGGAACAGGTACAAGTTGGCTTGATACATTATCAACAACTAGACTGCAGTATGGTTCACCAACATAATTGATAATGTGCCCGTCAAATTTGACACGAATAATACCTTTGGTATGCGTAGCACTCATTCCGCACCTCCGATAGCCTTTTTGATAGCAGCCTGCAGCGCTTCACCGGCCGGCGTAGCAATCAGGTCAGCGCACTCGGCCAGCGCCTTCTTCGCGGCAGCCAGAAGGCACGGAGAGGCGGCCATCAGGCGCATGTCGCCCTCAGTTACGGACGCGATGCGAACTTGCGCAATATACTTGCTTCCGGATGCTATCTGTATGTAGTCATTAGCAACTTTGTAGCTGCCGTCCTTACATTCCCAGTAGCGCCATGGGCCTTCAGTGTGCGGGGCATTCATGCTGCCACCTTTCCGAGTTTGGTTATCTGGCGCTTGGCGGCGCCCAACGAGAGGCGCGCAGCCTTGCGCTGCTGGATCAACTTGTCTGCTTCCACGCAATGTCGGCATGCCTCGAAAGCAGCCTTGTAGTCTGGTATTCCACCACCCATGAAGCCCCACTCGTTCATCAGGTCGCCCTTCTGATACCAGTCTCGCAGGTGCGTTGGCTGGTGCGCTTTATCGGATGGCGGTGCATCGCCGGTGCCGGGGCACTTAGAGAGCGCTTCGCCGATATCTCTCGTTAGATTGCGGATCACTACATTCAGGCGAACGTACTCGCGGCACGCGACCAACGCTTTTTGTTCGATGGTTAGCTTCATAATTTCACCTTGCGGATAGCGTTTTCAAGGCGTCGCTGGACGTTGTATTCGGCGCGCTTCTTGGCTTTGTACGCAGCGTACTCAGCTTTTGTTGCTGCGCACGCCTCGTCGAATTGAGGGTGATGCGCGCTGATGCGGTCTTCTTGATGGACTATGTACGAATAGTCGGCACCATCAACGTGCGGATCGTCGCCAGTCTCAAAGCGTTGCCAAGCAAGGTGATACGCGCGCTTTGCTTCTGCGGTCGAGTTTCGCGCCTTCTGGTGCTCGATAGCCAAGTCAGCGATGTTCAGCAAAGCGGTAAGTTTCTTGATTTTCATTTTTAAGCCTCGATGCGTTTAACTTCGGCCAGCAGCCCAGCGGAATGCCGCGTCACGTAGATTTTGTGCAGTTCGACTTTGCGCTTCTCGTAGTCGAGCCCCATGTCGATCATGGTGGTATTGGCGCGCTGTAGCGCCTGCACGCATGCAATTTCCAGCTTGGTCAGGTGGTCGCGGATAGGATCGTCAGCGCCAAGCCCGTGCGCCACGCGGAATTCTTTTGCGGACTTGCCCAGCGCCACGCGGTTGACAAGATCGAATTCATTGGAGAAATGGTAATGCGCGACGGCTTTGCCCTGAACTTCGCGGCGGTGTTTGATGGCATCAGTCAAGAATGGCGCTTCAAGGCGGGCTGCTTGGCGAGCGGCGATGCGTTGAGCATCGTCAAACTTGCCAGTTACAAGCGCATCATAGGCATCTAGAACTTTAAGATGGAATTCTGGACTTATCCATGTTGCATAGGCATAAACCATCTGCTTGGGAACAAAAGTACCACCGTTTCGCCCTTCCTTTTTAACTACGGTTTTCCCCGTAGTTTCAAGCAACGCGATAAGCTCCTTCGTTTGCTTGTTTGACATCCATTCAGATGGCTCATCTTTACGGAAGCCTCCAGCAGCTTTGTGCAGGTCGTTAAGCGAGTAACGCCCATCTGCATCGGTGCGGACTTTTACGTCTGCAATAGTCATGGCATTCATACATTCCTTTCGGAAATACAAAGCTCCACCTGCTGTCTCCCGCTTTCGCGGGTTGGCCGAACGGGCAAGGTACCCGCCAGACAGCATGTGGAGCTTCCCTTGTGATTGTTGCCGGCCAAGGCACAGTTGCTATTCTACATGCTAACTGTACTTTGGCACACTTTCCAATCATAAAAGTTTTCTATCGGATAGTGACCTTCGATTGCCTTTCATCATCAGGAAGGTACTGCGCCAGCGTTGTGCGGGTTTCTTCGACAAGATCGACCTCGCTGAATCCGTACATCGCAGCAAATTCGTCGCGGCCCATGTCATGCACCCCGTACCCGCTTGACTGGTGATGCGGCGGGCAGAGCGGCGCCGTGCGGTAATGACTGGCCCGCATTGCGCCCTGCCCTGTACGCTGGTGGTGAACTATGGCCGGTGTCGCGCCCAGACCAATCCTGCGGCATACGGCGCAGCCCAGCGCGGCGACGTGGCCCATGTAGCGCGACTCTGCCGCCGATGGCGCATTCTTCGGAGCCTTTGCCTTTGGCTTGCTGGCGCGCATGCGGGCCTGGCCTCTCGCCATCGGCGCACGCGCCTGCAGTAGCTTCGTGCCAGGCTTCATCGGCGTCTTGCGCTTGAGCTCGGTACGCTTCAAGGCCGCGCCCCTTGCAGCCAGCGCTGATACGGCAGCCTGAAATCGCGGTGGAAGATATGCGCAGCACGCTCGTCGTGATCCAAATCGGCACGCGAGGCCACGCCGCAGGTTTCGCGGATGATGTTGGCCGCCACCACGCTGGTGATCGGCTCGCTGTAGGCTTTCGCCCACTTCATCGTCGCGGCTAGGAAGTTGTGGAATTCTTCTTCTGCGCACCACATCGCTGCCAGCTTGCACAGGGCGCCGCCCTTTGGCCGGTCTTCCGGCGCAGCGAATTCCTTGCGCGCTTCGGCCGTGGCCGCCTCATCGGTGATGCGGGCCAGCGCCACCGGCGTGCCGGGCGCACCGAACAGGGAAAACGCATCGCGGGCGTGGCGCGGCTCCACGTCTATCGTGATGCGCAGGGTTCCGTCAGCCATGGTTTTCACGGCGCCGCTTGCACCCATGATAGCGGCAGGGTTGTTGTCGTTCATGCTGTTTTCCTTACCGATGGTTCCGATTCAGAACCGCTTTCGACAAAAAGATCCATCTGTGGAAGATCAACAACTGGACTCATTGGCTTTGGCGCAGATGCGTCTTGCGAAATCTTGGACTTGCAAATCTCATGCTCAATTCGCGCCCGCGCGATAGCATGATACTCAGGGGTAATATCTATCCCGATAAACCGGAAGCCTTCGCGCATGGATGCCTTTCCGGTGCTACCGCTGCCCATGAACGGATCAAGGACGGTGCCGTTCGGTGGCGTAACCAGTCGGCAAAGATAGGCCATCAGGTCGGTTGGCTTGACCGTTGGGTGGTGGTTGGCCTGCGCTGATGGAAGTCCGCCACTTGGGGTGTTCTTCCGGCTCTCGCTAATCCAGTCATCATCGACGCTGCGCTTCTTCTCAAAACCCGTGAGCCCAGCATTACGATCAGCGCGGCTGGCCTTGGCGCAATAGAAGAAGCGGGCGGCGCTGCCGGTGTCGCCATGAAAGGCGTTTCTGGCCTGCCTGTTGATCTGCCCGAACACGGATTTCGTCATGCTGGATGGCTCATGGCCCAGTACTGGCGCGCTGGCACCAGCCTGCGATGGAAACCCCGCCACCACCTCGTCGCTGCCGTCGTGGATAATGTTGGCTGGCCAGCGGCCGGTGTGTTCAGATAGGGTGACGTTCGGTAGGTTTTCGCCATTGTCGTCATACTTGCGCGCAAACTTTCGTCCACCATCAGCAGGGCCGACGGTCTTCACGGTATCGGTTCCTACCCTGCACCCGTCGATATTCAGCGCCCCCGTCCCATGCGCCAGCACGTTAGCCGCCACGGTGCCGACCAGCGGCTTGCGCGCAACACAGATCGGCTCGTGCGCCGGTTTCAGCGCGGTGCCCCAGCCTTGCCACTGGCGGGCGGCGTCGGTGGCGGGTGCTGTTATGTCATTGGTGTGTGCCGCCTCGTAGTTGCTCTCACGGTAGCCAAGTTCGGCGTTGCGCTTATTCACACGCACCATGCCGCCATTGCCTTTGCCGATTACCTCACGCACTGCGCCGGCGGCCTTGTCGATAGCCTTGCTTACATCCAGCGACTTCGGGAAGCCCGATCCGTAAACCCACATGATCTGATCGCGCACCTCGAATCCGGCGTCCTCAATGGCGCAAGTCATCCGGTGGTAGGTGCGGCTACCGCTGAATGCCAGCAGGTGCCCGCCCGGTTTCAGCACGCGCAGCGCCTCGCGCCACATTTCCACGTTGTTGGCAATGCCCGACGCGTCCCACGCTTTGCCCATGAAGCCGAGCTCATAGGGTGGATCAGTAACAATGGAATCGACCGAGTTATCCGGCAGTCCGCGCAGCACTTCAATGCAATCACCTAAATGCAAGGTATATTTCTCTGAACCTTTATTGTCATTCACAATATCAACCTTTATTTCCGAAATATTTATTGTGCATTTCACGCATCTTCTTGAATGCACCATCGCTCAAGTTCAGCGAGTTGTAGTCGTCGCCAGCGGCTTGAACCCAGCGGCCGATCTTGTTGAATTCGACCTGAGTTATGCCGTCAGCATGGCAAAGCGTATCCAGTTCGCGCAGCATATTTGCTTCTAGGAATGTCGCTTTGCCCATGGTTACGCCTTCTCGCCTTCGTGGATCGCTAAGCACTTAATGACCCTATACCTCGTGTAACCAGTTTGCTCACAAAGTTTTCGCATTGATATTCCGGTCGAATTAAGATTAATAATTTTTTTATATACTTCAGCGGAATACCTTTCAGCGTTCTCACGGTCAAATCTTTCCTTGTTTGCCCTTCTTCTATTATCTTCCATTATTAGCCAGCGACAATTAGACGGATCATAGTTTCCGTTTGGATCAATCCTATCTATTTCATGCTTACTGCTTGGCCTTCTTCCCATATCAGCGATGAAGTTGTTAAAATCATCCCATCTATCGCACACCCTAATACCTTTTAGCGAATACCATTTCGCATCTTTACCTTTGTATTTTGGCGAGCACCTACGCTTCATGCTGACCCAAACTGAATATTCAGCAGATTGCTCACCGCGCATACTATTAAGATGTTTCATGTGGTACAAAACACGACCAACATTAGAAGAGCACCCGCAGCTTGAATAATCTCCTGATCTTTTAATGGATGGCAATGTCCTTACGCAATATCTTCCGCAGGAACATAATAGTTTGTATGTCGCCAACCTACGTTTATTTGATCCGAGCCATTCTACTATCGTTAGTAGCCCGTATTTTTCACCTATCCTAGCTTGCGCTTCCTCGGTTTTTCTTTGTCCTTTAGGCATTTTGTTTACCTTGTCGTTTTTTTATATTGATTCTTTTCATTGAATCATCAGCACATTCTTTGCTGCAGTAGTTGCCACCTGCCATTGGCGGATCTCCGCAGCCGTTGTAGCATTCGCCGGTCGGAGCATCGGAAACCAGCAGCGCTGGCCTGCGCGCGGCGGCGATCAGCAGTTCAAGCTCGCGTTCAGTACGGGCGTCAGTATCGTCTGCTAAGTCGCTCATGCTGACACCTCGCTAGGCTCGACAAGTTCAACGGCGGCGGCCATGACGTATCCGTGCTGCATTGGGGAGTATTCCAACTTGCATAGCGCCGTGGCGGCCTCAATGACTCCGATCCCTTGCGCCGCCATCACGCGCTCGATGTCGGCGCCGATTTCTTCCATCTTGTCGGAATAGTCGTCGCCCAGCAGTTCGCGCGCTGCCTTGCGTGCTGCGTACAGCTGCGCGGTCAGCGTTACGGTGCGCTCCATGTTCGGCGTGGTGCGCACGCGCGCATCAGAAACCAGATCGCCAGCCTCGCCGCCCAGCACTTCCAGAAGGTCGTCCAGCAGCTTGGCAAACTCTCCGGTCATAAGCATGAAGTCGCTGTCGAAGCGCTCGTCGGCATTCTTGGTGCCGGGGGCACCGCCTTCGGCCAGAACGTCCAGTGGCTTGACGGACTTGATGGCCAGCGATTCCGTCAGCACGAAGCTGATCTTGCTGTCCCACGTCATGGCCAGGCGCGTCACCTGCTTGCCAGCGGCAATGTGGCGACGCACGTCATCCGTTTCCAGCGTGTGGCGCTTGTAGCTGACCGATGCCTTGCTCTCGCCGGTGGCCTGCATGGTGGCGTCCATGTCGATGGTGAAGCCGGCCGGCGCTTCGTCGGCCTGCAGCCATTCCGTCATCTTCGCCACTGGTGGCCGCGCCACGCGAACGCTCTCGACGGGGAACTTGTCGATGGCCTTCAGCAGATACTTGATCACGTCGTCTGCCTTGCTGGCCGTGGCCGCATCTACCACCAGCCAGCCGTTGACCGGATCAATCCAGACGTTCGTGACGCTGTTGATCGGGAAGGCGCGCGGCAGCAGTTCGTCGGCTACGCGCTCCTTCAGTTCCTTCATTGCCTTCTTACCCGGCGCAAAGCCCTGGGCTTCTTCCAGCTCCGCGGCGCGTTCCTTGGCCACCTGATTGATGACGGACGCCGGCAGCAGCTTCTTCTGCGTTTTCAGCTGGATCAGGTACTGGCGGTTGACGACATGCACCAGTTGATCGTTGTCGCGCGGCGATGCCCAGCCGCTGCGCAGCATTTCGGAGCTCGACAGTGCGAAGAACGAATGCGGCTTCAGGTACGCTTCCAGTTGTTCCGCCGTACAGGGCCAGTTCTGCGGCAAACGATAGGCTTGAATATTCTTAAACATAGGGCTCCTATTGATGGATGGATTTCAGCGCGCGAGACGCTATTTTCATGTGGGTAATGGCGTCGGCCAGTGCGGTGCCAACATGCTCGACGCCCGCCTTGTCGGCTTCCTGCAGGATGGCCAGACGCTGAAGATCGGCCACGCCAGCAGCGCTTGACGCATTGATTTCAAGGCCGACCACATACTTGATGAAGATCAGGATGCGCGCCGGTGCAGGGATTTCGTTTTCGCCGCCTTCATAGTGGCAACCAGTCGGCTGTTTGAGCCCGATGGTTGCCCAGAACGCGGCCTGAGACATTCCGGCACGGTTGCGCAACCAGCGCGCCGCCTGCCCGTTAATGTCCGATTCAGTCGTGATTTCCATAATTCCGTTCGGTGTTGTGGGTGATTCGTTTTTTATTATAAGCGCAGTGTTTCGATTATCGCACCACTTTTTGATATGGCATCGTTGCTTTTTCGCACCATTGAGTGAGCATCCACGACTATCATCACGCGCAATTAACCTCAAATAGACGCATGATGTAAAATGACGACACAAAAAGACTGAGGCAGACAAAAGTGGTTGCGTTTTCGTAATTGTGGGCGGATAATTAAACCAGTCGCGCAATAAGGCGCGCCGCCAACGAGGATACGAAAATGGAAATTACCCGCGAAACTATCACCTACGCCACCGAAGCCGAGTGGCTGGCCAACCGCGCAGTCGATTTGACCAGCACCGAAGCCGCCGCACTGTTCGGCGCCTCGCCGTACATGACGGAGTATGAGCTCTATCACCGCAAGATCGGCGCCCTGCCCATCAACGACTTCAAGGCGAACGACCGCATTCGCTGGGGCAATCGTCTGGAAGCCGCCATCGCGGCCGGCGTTGCCGAAGACCTTGGCCTGATCGTCGAGCCGTTCAAAAGCTACATGCGCATCCCGCAGCTGCGCATGGGTTCGTCGTTCGACTTCAAGATCGTCGGTCTGGCTGATGGCTACACTGGCGACGAGACTGCCCGCGATATGTTCCGCGAGCACGGCGCAGGCATCATGGAAGTGAAGAACGTAGACGGCCTGCAGTTCCGCCGCGGCTGGTCGGATGAAGGCGCTGGCGTCGAAGCGCCTGCCCATATTGAGATGCAAATTCAGCACCAGCTGGAAGTGGCCGATCTGGAATGGTCTATCATCGCCCCGCTGGTCGGCGGCAATACGCCAGTGCCGATTATCCGTACCCGTGACCGCGCCATCGGTGATGCTATCAAGCTGGCCACGGCCGAGTTCTGGAACCGCGTTGAGCACCTGACGCCGCCTGAACCGGACTTCACGGCAGACGCTGATACCATTAGCAAGCTGAACGTCGAGAACGATGGCAGCAGCATCGACCTGTCGGGTGATCCTCGCGTCTACGCTCTGTGCAAGGCGTACAAAGAAGCTGGCGCCGATGCCAAGGATGCCGAAGATCGCAAGAAGGCGGCCAAGGCCGAACTGCTGACCATCATCAGGGCAGCAAAATCCGTCACGGCGACCGGCTTCAAAATCAGCGCCGGAACCAACAAGGAAAGCTATCGCTGCTATGAGCGGGCGGCCGGCGAGCGCGTCACCATCAGCATCAGCCAGATCCCAGCGGCAAAGATCGACGCCACTGTTGACGCTTTCCGAAACGTTCGGATCACGGAGGTGGCGTGATGGCTCGCGTCGATAGTTTGTGCGCTTTAGTGGAAGTTTCCACGGCGTTCACTGGAACAGTTTCACGAGAAGGAAGCGCTCCGCACTACCTGATTTCTCGGATCGTTAGAACTTATGAAAGCCGAGAGCGTGCAGAGGAAGACCTTGAACTACTCACCAAAGCGTCTACTGGATCGCGCTACCGCATCGATGACGTAGACCACATCGAGCGCTGATCAACCAACCACTTAGGAATACTGCAATGGAAAATCTTGAAGTCATGGCGCCGAGCGCGCCAACCCAGCCGCTTGCCGTGATGGCTTCGGCTCCTGCCACGCCGGCCGATCTGGTGCTGTTCGCTATGAAGAACGGCGGCACCATCGACCAGCTGCGCGAGTTCATGGCGCTGCAGCGCGAATGGGAAGCCGACCAGGCGCGCAAGGCGTATGTTGCCGACATGGCCGAGTTCAAGAAGAACCCGCCGACAATCCTGAAGGACAAGGCCGTAGGCTATACCAACCGTGACGGCACGTTCACCGGCTACAAGCACGCAACGCTGGGCAACGTTACCAATGCCATCGTGGAAGGGCTGGCAGCCAACGGCTTCAGCCATAGCTGGGACGTGAAGCAGGACGGCGCCACGGCGCACGTCACCTGCAAGATCACTCACCGGCTGGGCCACAGCGAAAGCGTGTCGATGAGCGCCGCCAAGGACGACAGCGGCAAGAAGAACCAGATCCAGCAGATGGCCAGCGCTATCACCTACCTGCAGCGCTACACGCTTCTGCTGGCCACCGGCCTCGCCACGCATGACCAGCAGGACGATGACGGTGCATCTTCGGAAGCGCAGGAAGAAGCCCCATCCGTCGAACAGTGGGCGGCCAAGGCCAAAGCCGCGCCTACCATGCAGGAACTGAACGCAGTCTATGCCGCTGGCGAGCCGAAGTTCTACGCAGCGAACGATCAGGCAGGGCTGGAAGCGTTCAAGCTCGCCTGCAATCAGCGCAAAGCCGAAATCCTCGCAGAGCGCGGCATCGACCCAACGAAGTCGTCGCGCCTGAAGGATATCGTCGGCCAGCGTGGCACCACGCCGGAGGCTGCACAATGAGCACCTACCTGACAGAACAGGAATTGGCCGACCGCCTGAAGGTCACGAAGCGCACGCTGCAGCGCTGGCGCAACGAACTGCCGCCCATTGGCCCGGCTGTGATGAGCATGGGAACGGACGGCAAGACGCTGCGCTACCGCATGCAGGACATCGAAGCGTGGGAGCGCCGCAGCCTAAGCGGTGGCTTCGTCCCTGAACACGCGAAGAAGGCCATGCTGCGCGCCGCCAGCACGTTCGACATCATCCTGAACTGGAAGGGTATAAACGATCAGGCGCGCGCCACGCTGGAAGAAATGCGCGACGATCTGCGCAAGATTATTTCCGAAAAGCCACAGACACCATGAGCCAACAAAAACCGAAATGGCACGTCGTCATCGAGTTCATGGACGGCGCGTATGAAGGCGATGTTTTTGCGTCAAGCAAAGAAGCCGCCTACCAGCTGGCGCTGCAAGATGCGCGCATGGCCAGCACCAGCGTGACCTTCTATGGGCCGGTCATCGCAAAGTTCATCACAAAATCCGAGTAAATCCACCAGTTAAGGAGCGTCACCATGGAACAGAATCAAAACATCACCGGCACCGAAATCGCCATCCTGCCACCGGCAGAGCGCGCAGCTATTGCGCTGGGCTCGTCCAACGTCGAAAAGCAGCTGCTGGAAATGGTGCAGTCCAGCCAGAGCATCGTTTCCGTCATCGACAAGGCCGGCCGCGACGAGGCGCATAGCGCTGCCATGGCGCTGCGCGGCGTGCGCACCACCATCGCCAAGACCGGCAAGGCCGCCCGCGAAGACGCCACGGCATTCAGCAAGGCCGTCATCGCAGAGGAAGCGCGCCTGATCGGCATCGTGCAGCCAGAAGAAGATCGCGTCATCGGCCTGCGCGATGCCTACGATGCAAAGCTGGCGGCCGAGAAGGCAGAGCGCGAACGCAAGGAAGCGGAGCGCAAAGCCGGCCTGCAGGCTAAGGTTGATGCCATCCGCAACCTGGCTCTTGGCATGGACGGCGAGACGGCGGCGGAAATCGACATCGAGATCGCAGCGCTGCAACAGTTCGTTCCGGGCGAGGAATTCATGGAATATTCTGACGCGGCACGCGATGCTGCGCAGGCCGCCATCGTTTCCATGACCGCCCTGCGCGACCGTCAGGCCGCAAAGGAAGCCGAAGCCGCAGAACTGGAACGCCAGCGCGCCGAGAATGCCCGTATCGCCGCCGAGCAGGAAGTCGAGCGCAAGCGACTTGCCGCTATCGCTGCAGAGCAGGCCGCGGCGCTGAAGGTCGAGCAAGACCGCATTGCCGCCGAACACAAAGCAGCCGCCGATGCGCTGGCCGCCGAGCGCGCAGCGTTGCAGAAAGAACGTGAAGCGCTGGCAGCCGAGAAGCTGACTGCCGAGCAGGAAAAGGCAATTGCTGCAGCAGAACAGTCCGAACCATCCGCTGCCGAACCGCTGGAGCAGACAGTCATCGGCTTGCCGGAATCGGTCGCGGAAGAAGTTGCTGAAGCCACACAATTTTCCCCGCTGCAGTTTTCCTACGATGAAGCCGCTGACGTTCTGACTGTCGAAGGCATCCGCTACTCCGGCGATATGTTCCGCATGCTGGGCGGCATGATGCCAGTCGGTGAAACGTTTGAAATCGTGGCGCGCGCTGACGGCGTGCTGACCGTGAAAGCCATCAAGGTGGCAGCATGAAACAGCAGAAAAAGCGCACGAAGAAATACGGCGGCCCGAAGTACATCGCCAAGAACCCGATGGTGACGTTCCTCGGCAGCATGCACACCACGCACGCCGAGCACCTGCAGAAGACGAACCTGATCAACCACGCGGCCATGCAGGCGATGGTACAGGGCCGTGGCAACAAAGAAATGTGGGATCGCCTAGTCGGCGCCATCAACATCGCCATCGTCATGTGCGAGCAGGGCATAGGGCCGGAGTACCGCGAGCAGCTTGTAGCTGGCATGCAGGCGCTGCTGGACTGCGGCGTTCGGTCGGTAAAAAAAGGGCGCTTTGCCTTCACTGGCGACGAGTTGCGCGTGATGAATGAGGCAATGTCGATACACGATCTGCAGCTATTAAGCGTCAGAAGTATCGATGTTGACCGCGCTGCAGCCGAAGTGGTGCGCCGCCTAAACCACCGCATCAACAGCACCAGCGTCATGGCCAAGATCCGCGAAGAAGAAGCGGAGGCAGCGGAGGCCGAGCATGCCTAGACCACGGCCGGATGATATCGTGCTGGCCGCCATGCCAACGAAGCGGCCAGGCATCACGAAGCGCGGGCTGGAGCGCAAGCTGGGTATGACGCGGCAAACCATCTGGCGCGTCGTCCACCGGCTGCACGATGAAAAGCGATGCCATATCTGCGGCTGGCTGGCGCTCAAGGGCGGCGGCCCGTTCCAGCCACGCTATGCCGCTGGCGAAGGCGTGGACGCTGAATGCACGCTGAAGCCGATCCCCGCCATGGAGGCGCAGCGCCGGTTCAAGGAGAAGGCGAAACTGGATGGGCGCTGGGACTTGCGTAACAAGAAGCTGCGCGAGAAGTACGCCCGCGACAAGGCCCGTCCATCGCTGTGGTTTGCGGCGCTACGGTTTTAGATGGTTGCTTTTCAGAACCACTAGGCCACAAATAGCACCACTGATTCTAACGATGAGGTGGTGTTTTTCTATTTGAAAACAAAATAAAAAGGCCGGCCACCCGTGAGAAGATGGCCGGCCCGCTGCGCGCTTGATGGGGATCAGCTAACGCCCTTCCGCTTTAACCAGCACCCGCAAAGCTACGGGTAGAAAAAACCCAGACATTTGCCCCTGTCTGGCACCCGCTGGCTGGGCGGTTTACGGGGTCAACATTGTGCGGTGACTGGGTTTCCACCAATCTGCCAAGCTGGGTTTTGCGCTTGTCTACCCCTCAGCTAAATCCTATTCAGGTTTTCTTCGGGCGCATTTTTTACTACTACAATCTGGCGCGTCACTACGGACTTGAACCGCAATCATTCAGACTAGAACTCTGATTCACTATCCATTGTGCTAATGACGCTGAATTGTGCCGGTTTCCGTTCCGGCTTACGCGGCCTTCCGCGTTCGGTAACTGCAAAGCATTCTTTAGCCGGTCTTTTGGTGATAAGGCACCGGCAATTCCTCACAAGGCGTTAGGCGTAAGCCGCTACCTTGAATTGTGCATCGTTTGCATTTACATGCTTGCGCGGATTACGTCCGTCGCCTTTCGTGCCGCCTTCGTCTGCTATTGCGCGCTGTCGAAACCAGTACAACCCCATCAGATGCCACCTAGCCACTCTAGGGAAGCGCGCCATCGGGAATCGAACCCTAGCATCTGGTGGAGCTGGCGGGAATCGAACCCGCGTCCAACACGCCTTCACTTGGAAGGAATTACGACAATTCTTTTAACCTTGCCACATGCCGCAGTTTCCGTTCAGTGTGGCGGCTGAACCTCATAACGCATCAGCGGCTTTGCTATGCACTGAATTACTCCTTTGTCAGTGCAGCTTGTTGAATAAGCGGCCAGCGATGAATTCTGGCGTGGAAGGTAGCCGCTTAGAGCCTCTGTCAGACTTCCTATTTACGCAAGCATCTTTCGATGGTGCACTCTTGCGCAACTCAACTATGATTATCCGATCATCACTCGGCATTCGCTTAACAACTGCTGACTATCGCTTATTACCCCCTCTTGTTAAAGAGGCGATCGTCACATCTAATCAGCATGTGTTAAGCCACTGCGTAACGTGCAGTGAGGCGTGTAACAAATCACATGAAAGGCGTGCAGGATTCGAACCTGCGTTTCCCGTGACACTGCGCTGTGAATAGGTGACCTAGGCCCACTTAGTCGAACGCCTTTCTTGTGATCCCTACGCTTAATCGGCGCAGGACGGAAATACACAGAAGCGGGAAGGGCGCTACTCCTTCATCCTCTTAGAGCCAGTGCACTGGTAGAGGGCATCCACCACGCGTGTCCGAGTCTCATGCCTGAAACCTTGCTTTCCACGCCGCCGCTTCTGTGTAGTGACTGGTTACGCTAGTCAGTCGGACATTTAGCAATTAACCCTTGTCATCGGATACTTTGGAGGGTACATGACGGTACACGCATTGCTAATAGCGCTGTTGTAATGCCAATTACGATGAAATTTTACTGCCTATTCATTCACCACACAGAATCGGGCAGGGCTTGATACCTGCTAGGTTTCCAGCAATACGCCGCGTTCAGCAGTGGTGGAATTACGTCTCGCACCCGTATTACTTCGCTTGACCCATGACGATTTCCACAAAGTCGCACGTCCTTTCGTGCTGCCGATTCTGTGTGGTTCCTGCGCTCAACCGGCGCAGGGCGGTGCTGCTTACGCTGCTACCTGATGGCGCTCCAACGACTTCTGGCCAAGACAGTCCTTGATTTCACGCACCGGCAGGCCGGTCAGTTCGTGCGCACGGATCACGTAGTTCGATCCGAACGGCAGGACACCGTTGCGCAGCTTGCTAACCACTGGCGGCGCCAGATCCATCGCACGCGCCAGCGCAGCGTCGTTCTTCAGCTGCATCACTTCTTTCATCTTGTCCAGCATTCCGCTGTTGATGTCGGCCAGTTCCTGCTGCTCCTGATCTACATCGCGTGGCTCCTTGCTCCGCATGTTGCGCTCCTGTAAGTAATTCGTAAAGTTGTGCTTCACGAACTACTATATCACAACATTTAGAAATTGCATTGAATATTTTTAATTACATTGGCAGCAATTTCTCTATTGGAGCGCCACCGACATACAACGTTGCTCCGCCAGCGCCGCCGAATCCGACGTTAATCCAAAATCCGCAATTCTTTGATGCTGGGTCAGAAAATCCTACTGGCCAACTAATGTCAGGGATACATGGCTTCCAGCCTTTGATATCAGTCTGGTCAAACGTCAAGCCGGTTACTCCAGCTTGGAAGAAGTATGTCGTGTCCACACCTAAAGAATTCTTCATGACGATACTGACATAGGCGCTAAGATACGTGACGTTCGACATGCCCGTGAGCTTGATATCGGCCAGTGCGCGTAACACGTCCGTGACGGTGTACTGCGAACTTCCAGAACTGCGAAGCGAGTAACTACCTGCTGCCGTTGCGGTAATCACGCATACCTGATTGCGGCCATTCGTATCGCCATCGTTTGCAACTGTGCGCGCCACGGTTGATTTAGTGGCCGAAGTATTGCTGGTGTTTTCAGCCCAACCAGCAGCAAGGCCAGACGTTTCCGCACCATCATTGAAAAGAGGATTGCTGTTGACGTAACGCGAGACTGCGCCCTGCCGCGAATAGCCAGCAATTGCGGTGTATGGCAGGCGGTTCACCATAGGGAACCGCGCCGCAATCATGGTTGCCAGCACTGCGCCAGCCTTGCGTGCTCCCGTTACGCTGTCGTGGATTCCGTCCGTCATATTTGCAGCCAGCGTTGCGCCTGTCGTGTCGTCTGGATTGATCAGTGCTTCGGCAACCGGAACATAAATATAATTCGTGTTCATCTGAGCGAATCGACGACGGCGCTCGTTCAGAGCGGCGGCAATGACGTTTGTTTTGTGTCCAAAATTGGTATAGCCAGATTCGGCATTGCTGTAGCCGCCGTATCCAGTGGCAAGGTGCGCTGTGGAACAATCCCACAACGTAACTCCCGCATCCACGCATTTAGACCAGATTGCCTTGATGTTAGACCAGATAGTATCTTCCGAGTCACTACGGGCATTGATGTCATTAATGGAACAGTCAAGAATAATATTTCGCACGCCCAGCGCAATCGCTTTATCAACTTGGTAGAAAGCGTTCTGCTTGCTCGTAGGGCCAAGGCCAGACCCGCCAATGGCGAAGTTATCGAACACGCGAACAGAATCTCCAGACAACTGCATGGCCCACGCAATCCATCCCTCTGCAGACAGATCACGGTTGGACGAATACTGGAAATTGCTACCGTTAGACGCCGGGCCGACAACTGCACCATTAAACGATGCCTGACCCGTATCAACTCGGAACTGGTTGGCACTCAGGATATCCAGAACGGTGTAGCTACCATTAGCATCAAGTGCAGATACACCGCCAATCGTGACGATGTTCATCAGGTTGATGCGCTCGCCAGGAATGCGAGTGTGCGCATTAGAATTGACGGTAATCACGCCATTTGCGCAGGTATTGCTTGCACCTGCTCCTGATACGTTGACGATAGAATGGTACTTTGCGGCGCGACTGTCTCCAATAATGGCAAATGAATTTGCTGGTTTTAGCAAGCCAGAAACATAAACAACTTCCGCGTGCGTACTATCACCCATGTCCTTGTACCGCTTCAGGACTTGGCCGTTCAGGTCAGTAATTAATTTATCAGCCATGTTTTACGCTCCATAGAGTACGCGAGCGAAGGTTCCATCGCCGCAGTTTTTCATTTTCAACTTGATGCCTTCTGGGCCGGTGTAGACAAAATCAGTCAGGCCCGACGTGGCAGGTGCGGATGTGGAAAGCACTTCAGCATGCGTTACTTCCTGCATGTCTTTAAAGCGCAGCAGCACCTGTCCATTCTTTTCGGTGATGAGTTTGTCAGCCATTCCTTATTCCTTTTTCTCAGTGCAACCGGCCATTGTTGCTTCCAGCCCTACGGCGTAGCCTTCCCATTCGGAAGCATCGGACAGCGCGCGCTGGGAAGCCACCTTGTCGCCTGGGTATTCGCCTATGCCAAACTTAGGAACGGGGCGCGCAGGCTTCTTGCCAAGGCAGCCTACCGCCACCGGCACGTAGACGACTTCTGGCTTGACTGGATCGTGGGCGCAGCCGGCCAGCAGCAGCGGCGCCAGCATGATTGCCAGTGCGCGCTTCATTGCCAGTTCCCCCACGCATCGCGCAGCACGCCATCGCAGTTTGTGGCCTTGCTGTTGTTCACTGCGTCAGTGCGGGTGCCGATGCGGTTGATGATGCCAGCGGCGTACTGCTCGGCCAGCTTGCGGCGGTCGTCGGCGGCAACGGTATCCTTCTGCATTAGCTCCACGGCGCGGTTCTGCTCGCGCACCTTATCGGCCAGAGCATCGTAGCGATCCTTTTGCTCAGTCATGGCGCGCTGGTGTTCGGCATCAAGCCGCCAGCCATTGATCGTTGCGCCACCTGCAGCTGCAGCACCGAGCGCAATCGCGGAGCCAGCGACGGCTGCAATGACTCGGTACTGAACAGGGATCAGATCAATCAGCATGGCTATACCTTGTCCGGCTCGGTTGGACTGCCCTTGTTGAAGACCACCTTTGCCACCAGCGGCGTGACCCAGGCCGTAAGCCACAGCCCGAACATTCCTTCTGTCAGCTTGCCGTTTATCTGCTGGTCAACCACCACCCAGCAGCTGACGCAAAGCACCAGCATGAAGGCCAGCGCGATCTTGCTGACGCGGCCATTCTCCATGATGAGGTCGAAGGCATTGAAGTCGATGACTCGGCTACGGTGCGCAAGCCAGAACGAAATCAGGATGCACAGGCACCCGATACCCAGAACGATGAGCATTGGATTGAACGTCATGCGGCCCCCGTTAGCATCATCTTTGCAAGACGGTCGGCACGGGCATGAACTTGGCCTGCCCACTTCGACGCCAGCATGCCGCGCGCTGCGCCCGCATAGTCGCCAGACTTGACCATCGCCAGAGTGTTCTTGAACCCTAGCAGGCCATCCGTTCCGAGATTGAATGCCATGTTGAGCAGCACGCGCTGGCGCACTTCATTCAGGTCGCGCCACCACGATAGCTTTTTGTCGAGCTCTGCCATCTTTTCATCGATGTCTTGCTCAAGAAGTTTTGCGGATTCTTCTGCTGTGATGGTTGCGCCATTGCGCAGGTCACGCCCGAATGGTGCTGGATTCGCACCACGCGCAGGATCGATCAGGTGGCCCACGCCGATAGTCCAAAGACCCATCGTGTCGCGGTATGACTTCAAGCGCTCTCCTTCATCGCGCCGCAACTCAGCAATCAAAGTATCCTTCATCACTGTTCGCCCTTGCCAGCCTTGGCTTTATAAATCGCTTCCAGCACGTTCAGAGCCCGCCCGCCCATGTATCCGGCGATGCTTGTCATCACCGCCGTGTAGAGCGGCGACACATTGCTGGAATAGCACATGAAGAAGGTAATAACGCCCGCAAACGTGGAGATTATGATTTCAACGACAAAGATCGCCAGTATCTGCTGCCAAGATTTGCCGCCCAATTTAACCTCCCGAATTACCCTAACTATACCACCCCACGTCGCCAAAAGTAGCACCCAGGCATAGGTCGCAAGTGATATTGATGAGGGATCTTTGGCAAGCTCGGTAGCTTTTGAGATTTCTTCGTTCATGTGGGGCGCCGGGTTCGGTTGGTTTGGCCTGATTTTAAAGCGTTTGGTCTGGTTAGCAAACCAATATTTGCAAACGGAAAGCCGATTTTTGGTAGCGTCATTTTTCATTTGAACGCCTCAATACCAGAGCGATACAGTTCTTCTTCTTCCTTCTCGATGCGCTTCAACTCGGCGCGCTTCTCGGAATCGTTCAGCGTCGTGCTGGCGTTGACGGCCACCTTCTCGTCACCGAGCGCTGCCGCGGCCTTGCTCACCGAGCGCACCATCTTGCCGAGCCCGACCAGCTTGCCCTTTTCACCACCGATGATGTTCGACAGTTCAGCGCCGTCGCCCACCTTCTTGGCCTGCTCAAACTCGGTGATGGCCGCCTTCGCCTCTTTCGACAGGTCATAGTAGCGGCTGCGGATCGGGCCGACCGTCGATTGGCGGTAGAAGTCCTTGATGATCGGGACATCGGACGCCTCAATCTGGCTGATGTCGCGCCCGCCCATGGCCGCCACGCCGGCGCTGTCGGTGATGAACTGACCCAGACCGCCCGTGTACGTGCGCCACAGCGATTTCAGCGTTTCAGGACTAACCTTCGTGATGTCATTTTCGTACTTGCCCACGCCGAAGATGCTTTCACCTGCCGCCGCGATACCCTGCGCAGCCTTGTCGTAGGCCGTGTTTTTCGTGCCGCGGTTCATCTTCAGATTGTCGGGTTTGTCCTTCGTCAGTTCGGACTCTGGCACCACTTGGCTGCCGAAGCTGTTGCGGTTCATGGCCGATTCGATCAGCGGCTTCAGCACGGTAGGAGTGGCCGCCTGCGCAGCGTCTGCCAGATGGTTGTCGCTGTCTTCCTTGTACGCGCCCTGCAGCGGGAAGTAGGCATCGATGAACGAAGACACGATGCGGGCGGCCGTGCGCACCTTGCTCTCGCCGCGCGCTGCTTCGGCCATGGCCACGCCGAACGCATAGGCTGGCGCAAACTCCTGCGACATCGGCGCGCGGAACTGGTGGCCCGGCGTGTTGATGATCAGGTTCTTCGTGCGCGTCTCCCAGCCCTCGCCAAGCCACTTGTCCTTGTCTTCGTCCATGCCTTTCGATGCAGCAAGGAAGCCAGCCGCAACCAGCCCGCCCAGCGCCGCCCATGCCTGCCCCTTGTGCTGGCCGTGCATCAGCGTCTTCATCGCATTGGCCGTGCCTTGCACCGCTGGATTGAAGAATAGGTAGATGGCGCCCAGCGCGCCGGTGGAAGCACCCTTGCGGTCAAAGTCCACGGTTACGCTCTTGGCCGCCTGTGCCGCCTTGTCGGCGCTGACGCCTTCCTCGCGCAGTGCCATGTACAGCCCTAGACGCAGCCCGTTCTCGGTGGCCTGATTGGCGATCTCAACCACATGCGCCAGCCTGCCGACCGTCTTGTTCCATGCGACGGCCGCCGTGCGCTTGACGTTGCCTTCCTTGGCCGTGGCCACCAGCCCGCGCGTCTTGTCGTACATAAACTGCAGGTTTTCGCCCTGCCGCTCCAGATCGCTCATGTACGAAGCGCCGGTCTTGCCACCGTGCATGCGGTACTCGGTCAGGTATCGGCCTGCCTTCGTGTCCGGCGCCTTCTTGGTGGTTGCCCACTGTCCCAGCGCCGCCACGGCGGCCGGATACTTGCCCCATGCCTTCGCAGCCACTGCCGCGCCTTCGTTGCCCAGCATGTTGATCGTGCCGGTGATGGCGTCACGGGTGGCGTTGCGCAGGATGAACGCCGGGTTGTAGCCGGTGTAGATGCTCGACAGGTAGCGGTTCACCTTGCGGAACTGCTCAAGGATCGGCCCCATCTGCGCCTGATTCAGTGGTCGCAGCTGGGTGGCCAGCTTCTCGTCGTGGATCTGGATACGCACCGGATCGCCGTTGACATACACCATCACCTCGTTGTCTTGCAGAGGCTTGGTGAACTCTACCACCCGCTCGCCGGCCGAATCTAGAACCTGATAGCTGGCCGCCTCGGCTCCTTTTGCCTCCAGAAAGGCATTCACCTGCGGCATCGACGTGAACACAGCTTCGCTCTTGCCGTTGCGCTGAACGCTGTACGACTTTCCGGCAACGTAGCGGCCCTTCGGCGGCGCACTTGCAGTCCACAGTTCCGCGTCTGGGAATTTCAGCACCATGCGCAGCAGCGACTGACGCGCTAGATTCTTCTCGCCTACCACCACGGATTGCTCGTAGTCGCGCGCAATGTTTTCCAGAATGTGCTCGTCGCGCGTTTCGTGGCCTGCAGATCGCTTAATCTTCGGCCCGTATTCGGCATCACCCTTCAGCGGAATATAGTATTTGTATTGCTTTGTCAGTAACTCGTAATCCTCTGGCTTCATCAGCCCGTAGGACAGCTTAAGGTCTAACGTTTCCTTAGCGATGTCGCGCACTTCCTGAACAAAGGCGTGCAGTTTGCGGTCGCCCTTGTATAGTTTCAGGATTCCGTCAGCCACATCGTCGTTCATGCCGGAGCCCTGCGTACCCTCGTACTCTGCGCTGGCCGGATCAACCTTCGGATTGATACGCGCGTTGGCCTTATTACGCTCATCGGCGTGCATGGCGTGCGCCAGTTGCTCTACTTGGTCAATGGTGTATCCAGCCTTGGCGATACGCTGCACCAGCGGCTGCAACTTCCCTTCGCGGAAATCCTCCAGCCGCGCGGCGATGCGCCCAGGACGGTTCACCTCGGCGGCGCGGTAGTCGGCCTTGCCCAGAGTCGTGCGGCCGGTCAGTTCCTTGATCTTGTCCTGCACCTGCGTGACGCGGTTCATGTTGTCCTGCACAGCGGCCTGCAGTCGGCGTGCTGGCCCCTGCTCTGGCGGCGTGTAGCGGTTCGGCTCCTGCGGCGCGGCTGGCGCCGTGGTGGTGCGCATGTCGTCGGTCAGGCTGTAGCGGATATCAGGATTCGACGGGTCAAAGTCGCCGTTGTTGTCGATGGACTTGATCTGATTTGGCGAAAACACATTGATGATCGACTTTCCGATGCCGGTATCAAACACGCGCTGGCCATCAAAGCCTGCCGCCTTCATCGCGGCAATAACATTTCCTTGCTCCAATACATCATCTTCTTCGGATTTCAGCGTTGCATCCCACGTCTTGTAGTAGCTCGGCGCAACTTCGCCAGCCTTTTCAAGTTCAGCGGCTACCGCATCCCTGTGCGCCGGATTGCTGCCATCGAACAGTTTTTCCACGCGCAGATATACAGGGTGCAGCGTTACCTTTGCATCCGTCGTAGTGCCGGCCTTCCGCGCATCCTCTTGCTTAACGAACACCGCGCCGCTGGCATATTCTCTGGCCACGTCTGGATCAGCCGTGAACGAGATAGTGTCGCCGCGATACTTGCTGCCCTTGAATACGTTTATCTGCTCTGCGGAGCCGTGATACATCACGCGAGGCTGGCCGTTTGCATCAACTATTTCGCTCTTTCCGAACCAGCGCTTGAAAGATGGCGAATCAGTATTTGCCGATGCTGTACTGTATCTTATATCAGGATTCGACGGGTTGAACTCGCCGTTATTTCCTGTGGCGGATTTGATCTGTTCAGGGCGGAAGGCGACGTACTCCTTCCAGCCACCAAAGTCATAGATCACGCCGTCATAGCCTTGGTGCTCCAACTCCGCGCGCCGCTCGGCTGTGACGTTATAGGACGTGATAAACGGTTTCTTCAGGCTCAGATAAACCTCGTATACCTGCTTTGTTGCCGGCATCCATGCGGGGCGCTCACCATCCAGTCGGTCGCGGTGCTGCTCGGCGAGCTTGCGGTCGTCAGTGAAGAAGAAACCCAGCCCGTCATCGCCGGCGCCCTGGTTCGCATCGCTGTCCTGCGCAGCTTGGCTATCAAAAGAGGAAAATCCGCCATCGCTCGTGCCGTGATAGACCACCAGCGGATTGCCATCGGCATCCACTACCTTGCTATCGCCAAACCAACGCTTGAACGCCGGCGTGTCAGTTATGCTTCCCGCCATACTGAACAGGTTGCCAATATCCCCGAAGATGTCACCACGGCGCTGCACGGCATGATCCATGACGGCCCACTTGGCGAATGCAGATAGCTGCGCTGGCGTCACGTTACCGAACTGCTTGCCGAAGCGCTTGGCCAGCCATGCCTTGATCATGCCCAGCAGGTCGTCTACCCACTTCTTCACGCTGGCGGGTGCGCTCTCGTATTCCTCGATGGCGTAGGCTGCGAATTCCTCAAGCTCCATCTTGGCCGACACGCCGCCCTTGGCCTTGGCCGCAGCCACGCGATGGCGGGCCTTGTCGAAGAAATCCTTTGCCTTGCCGCTCGACTGTTCGCCCTGACGGTACAGCGAGCCAAGCCGCCCCATCAGCGATCCCCACTGCTCGGTTCCCAGAAAGTTCTCCGCACCTTCGTGGAATGCCTCGTGCAGCATCACGGCGTTGGCGTTCTTGGCCGACAGGTTGCTGGCCACCAGATGCACCTTGCCGTCTGGCATGGTCACGGCCTGAATGCCGCGGACGTTGTTTCCCACGTTGCGCGGCAGCGTGCTGGTGTTGTCGTGCAGGACTACCACGCCGGCATCGATCATCGAATTGACGACTTGGCCCAGCGCGCCGCGCGTGACGGCCTGGCGCAGCGTGTCTTTTGTCAGCGGCGCAGTGCTGCGCTCGTCCACCACCTGCGAACGGCGCGACTCCTGCACGCTCTCGCCGGCCGGCTTCAGGTCTGGGTACTTCTCGTAGGCCGACAGCAGCCACGTCTTGGCCTTGCCGTCCCATTCAAAGCGCAGCACGGCCTCGTCTCGGTCGGTGCCGATGAATACCCGATCCTTCTGGCCCGGCTTGGAATACAGCGTGCCGTCGCGCAGCAGTTCAGGGATGCGGTCAACAAAGCCGGCACCGCGCCGGTTGACGATGTGGGACAGGCCCATCTTTCCATCACCGTAGACCAGCGAGATATCGCCAACGTCGTCGCGGTGGACGATAGCCTCGCCATCCTTGTCGGCCATCAGCTGCTTCACTGCGCCAGCGGCATCGTCGCGGAACTCGGTATGCACCGGGCCGAACTCGGCCTGCGCCTTGCCGTTGTCGATGGAATATGCCTTCTCACCGATGGAAAACAGAACGTCATAGTTCTTTGCGTCGAGCTCGCGCGTGAAATCCTCGACGACTTGGCGCCGGTCTGCTTCGCTTTCATACTCGCGCACTGGAACGCCGCGCTTTGCCAGCACATCACGAACATTCTGTGGCGTGCTTTTCGGAATCACCGCGCCAGAGAATTCGGACAGGTCAACGTCACGCAGGATCTTCGCTTCAAAATATTCGGTAGGCAGATGCTTCAGGCGCGTCAGGAACTCGGCAGCCTTTTGCTTAGCGTCATCCGAAAGTTCGATGCCGTACTGCTTTGCGGCGCGTTCCAGCCCAATCTTCGGCGCATCCTCAAGGATTCCGATGATGGTGTCCATGTTTGCCTTGCTGCTGATTGCCTCGCCAACAGCGAACAATTCCGCGTCGATTTCCTTTTTTACGGCTTCAAACTGATCCTTGCTTACCAGCCGGCCCTTCTCCTTCTTGATCTGCTCAACAGTCTTGAACTGCGGCGTGAACTTGGCGCGCAGCGAGCCGACGCCATAGTTGAAGTTCTCACCACCGCGCAGTTCTTTCTTCAGGATATTGACGACATTTTCCAGCGTATGCGGCGTGTAGGTACGCTTGCCGCTGTTGGAGAAGCCCTTGAAAATGCGCTCACCCTTCGACATGCTGTCCAGAGTATCGGCAGCAAACTGGCTAAATTTATCTGCCAGCCCAGCATCCTTGATCTGCTTTTCCAGCGCAGTCTGGGTAGCATATCGGTCGGCCTCTGGTCGTAGTCGCTGCTTGGCATCGAAAATTATCTTGTAGCCGATGTCCCGCGCTACGTTCTTCTGCGCTTCTGGATCGGATTCCAACTTATCTGCCATCTTTACCATGCGCTCATTGCCGGTTGCACGGTAGGAATCAATGGCTTCCGCTGCGGCACGCTTAACGAATTCTGGATCGTCGATCAGGTCGTAGATGCTGGCCTTGTTCAGGTACGGGCCAAGGCCGAACTTCTCCAGCCGCTTGATGCGTTCTTCGCTCAGAGTGCTGGCCACCATGACAATGTTCGGCTCGATGCCGTTATCCTTGATGAACTGCGCCATCACCGGCAGGCTGCGGTCGATTGCCTCGACGCCCTTGCGCTCGATGTCTTGCGTGTCTGGCAAGCTGGCGCCAAGTCGTTCAGCCATAGCGGAGAATTGCTTATCGAACGCGCGCTTTGCCTTACTGTCGATGTCATGCTCGACGCTCGGATACCGCGGCGAATAGATATCGGCACCGAACACCTGCGTCTTGGCGTAGCCTTTCGGATCGGCCATGGCCTTGGAGCCGATCATGGTAATCTCGCCAAAGCCTTCGATGGCGGAATCGTTCTTCACCACGGCAAGCGATGGGACTGCGATACCGCCCATCTTGTGCGCGTGCATCAGGTTTGCCGCCGTCAGGTTGTGCGTTATCATCAGGTCACGGTCATCACCCTTTACCGAGTACCGCACACCTTTCCTTACTTCGCTATTGTAAGCGTCACGCATTTCCGTGGTTAAGTTCCTCCCCACCGTCTTATTCATCGTAGGCTCAACGATAGACAGGTGCGGGTCGTACCTCAGATCCTTTGCATAGCTGGCCAGATTGGTATTCATAACCTGCTCGGCAATTCGCAGCACGTCAGACAGCGCGGTATCATTGCGCGGTGGTAGACCAATGATCTTGCGCACAGCCTCTACAAACTTGCTCCACACGGTCTGCTGGCCTGTCTTGATTCCTTCCATCAGCTTCTGCATGTCACTATTCGTAAGCGACCATGCAGTGATTTCATGAATGCTTGCCATCCCGTTGTTTTGACGCGACTGTAGGCGCTTCTCAAAGCGCGTAGCCGTACCTGCAGCAATTCGCTCGGATACTGTATGCAGAACAATCTCGCGTATGTCCTTCAGATCGCTGGCCGCTTCGCCCAGTTCCGTATTCGCAAACTGGCGCGTCATGCCAAGTTCTAGGCCGACAGCAGTTACCGCATGCACCAGTTCATGCAGAATTGGCTCGTAGCCCACTCCTACCCGATCAGATACATCAGCGCCGTTCACGGAAATGTCTGCTACTATTGTTCGGTCTCTATCGATTCCGAAGTTTGTCACTGCCAGCGAATGATCTAGTTCAGCATTGGCAATGTCGCCCATGTGCGCAACGCGGAAATTGAATACTGCGCCTTCGGACTCCATTCTGCGAATGGTATCAGCGACTTTCTTCGCAACGATTTTATGGTCAGCACGCGGCGCGTTTTCAGCAAGCCAATCCGCTATCTCGCGTGGATGCTTTCCTTCTACTGCAGCCTGAACGGTTTCCGCCTCGCCTTTTTGAACCTGCTCATCGGAACCGCTCATTTGTGCGCTGCCTGCCGCGCGTTGGCCGCCCTCTCCCTCGACCAGTTGCGGGTTGGCGCCATACTTCCCGCCCTTTGGCGCAATGATAGCGTCGATGCCGTTCACCGCCAGCCACGCCTTCATGGCCGGCTGGCCGACCAGCTTTACCTCGCCGTCCTTCGTGTTGAACTTGTAGGTGCAAGTCATTCGGCCAGTTCCTTGTCGATGATCAGGGTGGCGGCCATATCGTCACCGGCCAGGTAAAGGCGTGCCAGCCAGTCGCCGTACTCGCCCACCGAACTGCGCTGAATCTCAAGGAACTGCAGCAGGAACTGCGCCACCACCGGCGAGGCGCCGGCGTACCACTTGGAATAGTCCAGCATCAGCTGGTACTCGGTGTCGTAGGCCAGCTGCAGCGCGGCGCGCAGGGTGCTGATCGTGTTCGTGTGGCCTTCGATATCGGGCGGCACGGCCACCGATCCCATGTCGTTCAGGAAATCGGCATGGCGCTGGTAGTGAACAAGCTCGTCGGCCGACTCCTTAAGAAACCACTTCTGCGCACCAAAGAAGCCAGCACGCTGCATCTGGTTTGCCACATGCTTGTACAGGTGCGAGGCGTACAGTTCGGCGTGAACCGCTTCGTTCAACGCGGCTTCGTCTTTGCTATTTAGCAGGTTCTTGGTCGGCATATTGTGTCCTTAGCAATTGATTGCGATCAGGCCGGCATCATCAAGCTGACCCAGCATGTCCAGAAAGTTAGATTCTACTTCGGAAATCTGCTTCGCAAGCGAGTGTTTCTTTGCCTTCGTGCGCGCGCGGGCGCCAGCCCGGCCTTCCTTGGCCATGTCGCTGAAGATAGATTCCACCTCGGCGGCTTGTTCAGCCTTCGCATCCTTGGCAGCAGGCGCCGGCTGGGAACCCCCTGCCGTGGCGTCGGTCACTACCGGCGCTGCCTGCTGTTCTTTTGGTGCCACTTCTGGCACTTTTTCTACTGCTTTTATATACTGCGCATAGTCATATTCTGTTTTTGTGATGACGAAGAACGAACCATTGGTATCGCGCCCGCTGTAGACTCGGTATTCAGGCTTTGTGTACTTATCAGCTTTCAGGCGATCTCTGGCCTCGCGGGCCGCTTTCACTGCTGGTATGTTCGGATTACTGTGGTCGATCATGTAGCCGGCGCGTGTCATACGGTCGATGACATCCTTGTCGCTCTTGCGTGCAGCATCATCCGGCACCATCTTTTCAACAATTGCGCGCTCCTGCTCGACAGCCATGCGCATAGAATCCCGGCGCGAACCTGCGCCCAAACCAGCAGACGGTGGTAGCCTGGTTGGCTTATCCAGTATCGAATCAGCGCGGCGCTGCTCGATGGTCTTGCCACGGTTCGACTCTTTTCTCGAAGCGACCTCCTGCGCCTCTTTTTCTGCGCGCGACTTGGCTTCTTCAAAATTGCTGCTTCCCACGCCACCAGTGCGCGCTGGGCGCTCCTTAACTGGCAGATCGGCATAAGCGTCCACCGTCATCGGGCCAGCGACTGTCTGGATCATCTTTCCTGTCGGTTCTGGTACTTTTACTTTTGAATCATAGCCGGATAACCATAGCTCCTTGGATTTTCCAGCAAGGAATGCTGGTGGCGTTCTACCTTCGCTATTCGCGGCAGATTCTGCTCCTGCCGAATAAATGGAATTCTCGTTTTCGGAACGCAGTTTGTCAGCGCCAGCGCTTCGGTCGCGCTCCTTGAATTCCTTATCTATCTGCGCAATGGATTTTTCTTTTATCGTTTTCGTTGCGCCGCCTTCCACCATCGAACTAGGGAACTCGTGAACCTGCGGTAGCAGTTCGCGGATAGGCGCATTCAGACGGATGGCCTTGACCGGCTCGTTGCTGCCCATCTGCGCCAGCCATTGGTGATGCCCGTCCAGCACATGGTTGTCGGACGAGATCAGGATGGAGCGCTCGCCGCCTGCGTTGTCCTTGGCAGCAGCCACCTTCTCGGCGCTGAACTCGCGCTGCGTCGGCTTCAGGTCGCCAGCCGGCACTTCCACCTGCTCATGCGTGATGCCGCGCGCGTTCAGGAAGTTCGTCAACGCGCCGCGGTGCTCGGATTTCACCTGCGGCATCTTTGCGCGGGGAATGTCCAGCGTGCCGGTGGAAGTCTTGAATGCAGTCCATCCCTTCGCCAGCTTGCGGCCGGATACCGATTTCAGGTCGGCAGCAGGTGCTGGCGCGTGTTCAGGCGTGGCAGTTGCTTCCGCTTCGGCCACCGCCTTCGGAACCACCTGCCAGCGCACCTTGCCGGTCTGCTTTACCTCAAACTTGGCCGGGTCTGCTTTGACCTTGGCCATGTAGGCTTCGGCCGTAGCCTGATCGCCTGCGGTGTAAGCGTGGTACGGGTTGCGCTCCCATTCCTTTAGTGCAGGCTTGGCGTCAGCGGCTCCGCTTGCAGCAGGAAGATCAACTGCAGCTTGTGCTCCATCCACTCCGGCATCTGCGCTTCCATATCCAGATAGTGGTCGATCTGCTCCAGATCGTCCGCTGTCAGTAGCTCCATCTGGTGCAGCAGCGAGATTGCTTCGTCCTCCGTCATTAACTGGTGCATTGTTGCTGGCCTCCATGGTTGGCGCCGCGCTGGCGCGTTTGCTAATTTCGCGTTCGACTGCAGTGCGCGCATCGACGAAACGCTTGTCCCAGCCCGATTCCTTGGCTTGGCTGGCGATGTACTTCAGTCGCGTCTGCAACTGCTCGTCGGTCATTTCCTGAATGGTCGGCGTTGGCTTCGGTGCGGCTGGCGCCTCGGCAGGCGGCGCGGCCTGTTCGGCGGCCGGCTCTGCTGCGTGGCGCTCTGCTGCGCTGGTCAGCGATGCGGTCAGTGGGCCAGCATCCGGCGTTGCCTCTGGCTCGATCTGCACGCCAGTGCGGCTATCAAGCGTCACAACCGTGCCATCGTCGGCCACGATCTGCGCCACGAAGTTGCCATCGGCATCCTCTTGGTAGCCAGCCACTTGGCCAGATACCTGCTCACCGTTCGGCGCGGTGGCCGTGACGCGGTTCTCTTGGCCGCTATGCTGCTCGGCCGCGTTCTCAACGGAGCGCGACAGCGGGCCAGGCGCGGTAGATGCCTGCGCTACCGGCGCGGTGCCTGCTGCCACAACAGGCGCAGGAGCGGCCGGCGCTGGGGCAGCAGCAGGTGCTGGCGATATTGCCGCCCCTTTGCCGCCCGCGCCCGCCATGCCGCCGCCCATGACGCCGCCCACGGCAGCGCCAGCGATAGCCGCCTCGCCTACGCCCTCGGTCAGCGACTGGTTCGGATTGATGTTGTCACGAGTAGCCTTGTTCTGCCCCAGCTGTTCGCCAGCGCTCTGAACGAACTCGGTAGCCGACTCGTTCGCTGCGCCCTTCATAATGCGCGGGATCAGCTTGCCGCCTTCGGTCAGGATTTTGCCAAGGAACTCGCCGCCGACATGGTTCACGGCCGCATCGACGATACCGGCCATGCGCCCGGCTTCCTCGCCGGTGTCAGCAATGATCTTGGCGCGGGCAGCCTCTGGCGTGAATCCTTTCTTCAGCAACTGCTGGAACTTTGGCGACTGCGCCAGCACCGCCATCGGCACCTTCTCTGCGTCGGCCGCCGACTGGTTGGCCTGCTGGGCGTAGCCGGTGATGCCCTCGCTTACGGCGCCGGTCGTGGCCATGGCCTTGGCACCAGCCGCGATTGCCGCCTGCTGCGCTGCTTCCTGTGTCATTCCGGCCGCCAGCGCGGTCTGCTCTGCGCGTGCCGCCGCGCCACGGGTCAAGTAGACGCTGAACGCCATGGCGGCCGAAGTTGGCAGCGAGCGGATGGCATCGCCCAGCACCTTCGTTGGCGACAGGTAGGCCGCCTTGCTGGTGTCGGTGGTGGCATATTCCAGCGATCCGTAGTCACGCTTGGCGCGCGGGGAAATCTCCTGCATCGATTCTTCGCTGTTCTTCGTCATGCGCTTGGCAAAACGAGACAGGATCATCGCGGCGCTGTCGTCTTGGAACTGCTTCAGCTTGGCCGGATCGTCCTTGAACAGCACGGCGGCATCGGATGGGCTCAACGTCCACGGGTTGATCTCGTCCAGAACCTTGGCGCCGACACCGGCCAGATCGTACACGCCGGACTTGAGCGACTTGCCAAGATACGATGCTGCTGCACTGAGCGCGCTTTCACGGTCTGCGGCAGCCGCGTCGTATGCTGGCGCAGGCTCTGGCCGCAATTTCGCTGGCAGTGGTGGAACCACGCCGTTCGGCTGGCCCTGCAGGCGCTGGTTCAGTCGCGCATCAAACTGCGCTTCCGGCGTGGCGGTCAGTGCCTTGAAGCGATCTTCTGCAGGCGTTGGCGCTGGCTGCGCGGCTTTTGCCTTGGCCTGCTCATCGTACTGCTTCATGGCGTAATCGATGGCCGACTGGCTGGCGCCCGGATTGACGCTGCGGAACGTCTGCTCGTAGGTGTCGCGCGGCATGGCGGCGCTGAAGTGCGTTTCGGCATAGCCTTCAGGCAGCACCTTGTAGCGTCCGGGTTCCTCGGCATCCAGTTGTTGCTGCAGCGCGGCCAGATCAGGCTTCGCCTCTGCTGCTGGCTGCTCGGCCGTAGCGGTGCCGCCGGTGTACATCTGCCCGATGCGGTCGGCCTTCCCCATCACCTCGTCGCCATAGGCCGCTGTCTTCGCGCCCCACAGCTTGCGGTCTGGGCCGGCGAAGTGCTCCATCACAGCGTCTTTCATGCTGGCGCCGGCGTCCAGCCGCTCGCGCAATTGCTTGGCCGCTGCAGGGATCGCTTCGGCAGGATCGAACGGGTTGATGCCCAGCCCCTGCGCCGTGCCGTCCAGATACTGCATGATGCCTTTGGCGCGGCCCCATTGCGTCTGCACGCCGATGGCATTGGAGCGGTAGCTGGATTCCTGTTTCCCCAGAGCCATCAGCACGTTGACCGGCACGTTGAAGTGCTGGGCGGCCGCTTCAAAGATCGGCATCTGGTCGGCGGGCGGCATCCAGTTTTCAGCCTTCGCCGCCTTCGGCGTTGCCGCTGGCGCTGGCTCTGCGGCTTCTGCCTGAACAGGCTTGGCCGGCGCCTGCTGCATTTCAACCTGCGGCGTAGACTTTACCGGCTTCTGCCCCGGCAGCAGCGCGTCAGCGTCCTGCGTGCTTTGCGCAGCTATGTCGTCAAACGGCGATTGCAGAAAAGAATTGGTTTGCGTCACGGCTACCTCTAGTCAGGATCGGATGGTGTGATTTTATCCGAACTGGTGCCAATACCGAACCATAAATGTGAAAGCGGCGCCGTTTCCAGCGCCGCGAGTTGCTACTTGTAAACGATGCTATTCGTCCTGCTATCAAACACCGGGATTCCTTTCGGCTTGGCCGCTGGCTCCGCGGCCGCTGGCGGCTGCATCGGATTCGGAACCGTCTTGGCAGTGGCTGCCTTGCTGGTCGCGCCAGCCAGTTGCATCAGGCCGTCGATTTGCTCCTGCTGCTTCTCGCGGCTCTTGTTGTTGAACAGCGGGTCTTTCGCCAGTTCGGTCACGATCATCCGGCGCGCCTCTTCCGGCGACGTTGCCTTCTTGAACTCGCCGGCGCGCAGCAAGGCAGGCAGCATGCCTTTGATCTCGTCTTGGCCGTATCCGTGTTCCTTCAGGATATCAATGTTCGACTGGATTTCTGCGCGCTTCTCCTTGGCTGCGCCGGCCTGCTGCAATTGCTCCTTGGTAGCAATTTCTTCCAGACGGTAGCCATGCTCTGCTTCTGCAGTCTTTGCGCGGCGCTTGTCGCTGGCCTCGGCGCGCTTGTCGATAAGCGTCTGTTTTACAACATCGCGTTGCAGCGTGCGTACGTCGTTCTGCGCATCGATGGCGGCCTTGGCCTGCATCTGGTCTGCGGCCTGCTGGCGCTTGTAGACCTGTTCAAACATTTGAACCGGAGACAGGGCGGCCAGACCAATTTCGGTCAGCGCCTTCTTGTCGATGAACTGCGAGCGCACTTCGCCGCTGGCGTCGGTCTTCAGCTTGACGTTGAAGCCGGTCACGTTGCCGTCCTTGTCCTTGACTTTCTCGCTCGACACCAGCGAAATGCCGTCGTCGTAGTTCTTGTACATTTTGATGACGCCGGCCGCCGCCGCATCGATGTCGCCAGCCTGCGCCGCCTGATAGGTCTTGGCCCACGTCTTGGCGTGTTCCTCGTGCTCTTGCTCGCTGGCCCACTTGCCCCATGCCGCAGCCTTTTCAGGATCACCCTGCGCGATGTAGGCTTCCTGCATCTTCGGCACCATCGTTTTGCGCATGAACTCGGTCAGCGTAGGTGCCTGGCTCTCGGCGTACTTGCGCGCGCTGGCTTCGTCATCAAAGCCCTTGCCGTTCACGGTGTAGCGCTTCGGAGCTCCGGCAATGCCGGTGGCAGCGATTGGCGCTGGCGCTGGCGGCTTCGGCTGTTCAGGCACGGCGGCCGCTTCAGGAATCTGCGCTGCGCTTGGGATAGGCTGCGATTGCGGTGCTGGCTGCGGCGCTTGCGGTGCCGATGGAATACCCTTGGCCGCAAACGGCGCGGCATCGGCGGCGCTCTGCGGCGAGTTGACGGGCGGCTGCTCCATCGGAACGGGCTGGGCCGGCGCTGGCGCGGTCACTGCCTGCGTCTGCACGTCAGTGGTGTCCGGCGCAGCTTCGCCAGTCTTTGGCCCTGCTACCGTTGGCGCGCCAGCGTCCTCTGCCGCCTTGGCTTGGCTGTCTTTTACCGATGCGTTGATCTCGGCTTGGCGAGCAGCCTGCGCCTCGGCAATGCCTTCAGCACGAATGTCGTCGATCTTCTTTTGCTTCAGCGCATCACTGAAAGCCTTGCCGATCTGCATGCCATTGTTGACGCCCTGCGAGAAGCCGCCAGCGAATCCGCCCCAATTCATGTGTTCACCTCTTTGTTGAAGTTGATGATGTGCGGGCCGATTGCCTGATTGATGAAGTCTAGGCGGCGTTGCACCTCGATGTATTGCTCATGGTGGTAGCGCTTCAGGTAAGCCGCTGCGCCTGTTTCCCAATATGCCGAACACGTCATGCAGTCCGGCGCGCTGTCCATCACCTCGTAGAAGCGCGGGATCGGAGCGCCTTGCGACTGCAGGTAGCTCATCACCTGCTGCGTAGACCAGTTTTCGATAGGGAACAGGTATTCAATCCCCATATCGGACTGTCCACTGGATAGCGGCGACTTCAGCCGGTCATCCTTCTTCTGCCCACGGATCACCAGCGTGATGCCGTCCTGCTGCATGCGCTGGTGCAGCGGCAGCATGATGACGTTCGCGCAGCAGCTGTACCGATCCTGAATCAGCGGGCCAGCGCTGTCGCCGCCGATTACCCCGATGGGCGTATGACTGGCCGGCACGATGTCGGATGGAATGCCTGCGTGCGCGATTACTTCTGGCTGGCGCCCGTCGATTTCGACGAAGTTCGGAGCCATGGCGCGCACATGCTCCATCACGTCCACTGTCTCAGGGAACGCAGCGCCAGTGTTGCACCAGTAGACCGTGATGCGGTCAAGATACTCGCGCATCATGTACAGGCAGGCGATGGAGTCGCGGCCACCCGATACTTGAAGCGCAATCTTTTCGTGGCGCGCGATGATTTCCTGCATTGACGCTTCTCCTTAGAATGCTGCGATGCCGGCGCCGGCGATTGTGCCGACCATGGAGCCAAGGCCAGCCGATGCCGCGCCATTCGCTTGCTGCGCCGTACCCCATGCGTTGATCTGGCTGCCGTACAGGTTGTTCAGCGCGCTGGCCTGATTGGTGTAGCCCTGCATCGCGGTGCCGTAGCCCTGCGTCATGATCCCGTTGTTTGCGTAGAAGTTGGAATTGCCAGCGCCGCCAGCACCTACAGCCTGATTGCCAGCGCTCAGACCTACGCCCAGCCCCTGATAGCCTGCGCCGGACTGCGTGTTCGCCAACGATGCGGACGTGGAACCGATGCCGCTCGCTGCCAGCCCGCCCGTCAGCGCGTTCATGGCTTGTCCAGTGCCTGCTGCCTTGGTCTGGTAGGCCGACTGCGTTGCGCCCAGCCCCGCGCCGGTTGCCTGCATACCCAGACTGGTCGCCGTATTGGAGTTGCCCAGCACCTGCTGGCCAATGCCGGCTGCCTGCCCGCGCAGAGCAATACCCTGCTGGCGCACATTATCCCGCGTGGCGTTCTGCGCACCGGCCGCGCCCAGCGCAGTGGTGATGGCATCTGCCCGGCTGGTCGCGCCGAAGCGGCCGGAATTCGGGTTGACGCCCATGCTGGCCATGTTGCGCTGCGTGGCAGCCTGCTGCTGGGCAGCGTTCGCATAGATGTCGCTCTTGGCCTTGGCCGCTTCGGAATCCTGCCGCTCTGCGCTGTCCCATGTCATCGCATCGCTTGCCATGCGATCTTCGATAGGCGCGAACGTCGATTTGTACCGGCCCATCTGGTCGGTAGCGAACTGGTTCTGTGCTTTTGCGGTGGCGTTGTAGGTATCCGCCACGCCGTTCATCTTGGCAGTGTATTGATCGCCAGTAGCCAGCGCCTGATCTGCAAGATTGTTGAACTTGCCCTGTGCTGCCTGCCCTGCTGCGCGGTCTTCAGTTGCCCATTGGTCGTACTTGCCCTGCAGCGCCGCAGCTTTTTCTCGGTCTTCCTTCGCCCATGCGTTTGCCGTGTCTTGGCTGGACAGAGCGGAATTCGTCACCTTGCCGATCAGTTCATCGTATTGGTCTTGACGGATATTTCCGGCAGACCATTGCTGTTTAGCAAAATCAAGATAGTCCTGTCCCAGCTGCGCATTCGCTTTTGCCGCCTCACCAATAGCCGGATCAGCAGCAGGTGGTGGCGCAGGATCTTTCTTGAAGCATACATTTCTGCCAATCGACAGCACGCCCACGGCAATGGCATGCTTGCGCAGCGCCCTGTTCGTCGCCTGCCGCCCCATGTGGCCATGCGCAATCTCATGCTCAAAGCTGAAATCGGTATCGCCCCAGAAATTGAAGTTGTCACGCATTGCGCTGCTCCTTGGGTATAAATCGGCAAGTCTCGCGGAGCATGCCCATAATCACGACGTCATCATCCGGCATAGCCTTGGGGCAATATCCCTCACGAACGAAGCCAAGATGCTCGTCAAATGCTATGGCCTGCGCGTTCTTTGCTGGTATTACGCCGGTAACTCGATTGAACTTCAGCTGCGTGAACGGGTAGGCAAATGCGGCAAGCAGCAGGGATTTCGTCATCCATGCTGCCGAACCATCGGATGCAATGTGCATATTGCAATCCACAGATGAAAAGTTATCGAAAACGACAACCGCCACAAGCTCGCCGTCACGCTCAAGGCCAATGGGGAAAGCATCACGCCGGAAACATGGAATGCCAATGCGTTCCGCTGCCCAAGGCAGCAGTCGCTTCTCTTGCCCGTAAATCAGCGTGTTCTGGCTCATGGCTGTTGAGTGGTTGGAAATTACGCCGATTGTACCAATAATCGAACCACTACGGAAACGCTGATTTCTACAGGCGGGTGAAGTTCGCGCCCAGCAGGTTCAGCAGGTTGGCGATGGCATGCACGTCTTCGACCAGCGCGTTGTATTCGGCCTGCGTCGGCGCAGCCGAAGCGTTGCGCGACTTGATGGCAATGGTGCCGAACGATGCGAACATTTCACGGGTGATCGCTTCCTTTCCGGCCTGCGCACCCAGCGCGCCGGTAAGCGCCTGAACCTGCTCTGTCTGAGCATTGATGTTTGGCTGTGGCCGTGGCTTTGCCACACGTTTCGGGTATCCCATTATGCGCTCCGCAGTTCTTGTGCCGTGCCGGCCATGACGAATTCCACCACGTTGGTGTTTCCAGCAATCTCGATTTCCCACAGTCGCGCCAGCTTACCGCCAGGCAGGCGCTGCATCTTACCGGAGTGCGCGACGTTGGCGTAGAGCTCGCCATCTGCGTAGATGGTCACGCTGACGTGCGGGCCGGATGGCATCGGCATCAGCTGGTCGCCGTTTATCGGGTAGGTATTCACCAGCGACTCGTTCAGCGTCCCGCCTATGGTCGGTTGTGCCATGATCAGCGCATTGGCCGCCTCTGCGGCAGACAGCGCCGCTTCAAAGGCCAGAACTGCGTCAGGGTTTGTCCGCTTGTCCAGTTCAAACATCACCGCGCCGAACGATGTCGGGGCCGGCAGAACGAACTCCTTGGAGCGCCATGTGTACACGTCATTAACGGACTGCTTGGAATCCCACTCGTACACATTCGTCCCGATCACCATGAACAGTGACCCGCTGACGACATCGTAGAAGAAGGCATCGGCGCGGTGCTGGCTACGGATGATGAACGGCGAGTCGCCCGTAAGATCGACAATCAGCGTGCCTTCAACGTCCAGACCATCGGTGTCGGTGTACTTGTAGGAGCCGAAGAAACGCCCGTAGAACTGACCGCACACCATCGTTTCAGGGTTCAGTTCCATCCATTTGTCGCGCGTCATCAGGTTGGCCGTGATCACGTTGGCGCTGCCGTTCTGGGCTTGAACCAGTCCATCATGCGATGGGTAGCAGATGGAATAACCCAGATCGACCATGCCCTGCGGGTTCAGGCACGGCATGTTGAGCTCCATTTTTTCCATCACCATCGTGTCAGGCGTCGTGCCGCCGGCCAGATACGGGTTCCCTTTTGTGCCGACCACCAGCGTGTTGCCGTAGCAGGCCAGCCCCGTGATGTCGTAGTCCGTCGATAGCGAGTATTTTTCAGGCCATGCGTGCGGGCGGTACGGCTCGCAGAAATACAGGTTCTTGCCGCTGTAGGCCGCCATCATCCCGTTCGGCATTGATACCAGCCCGGCAAGATCATCGACTGGCGGGTTCCATTCCAGCGATGGCAGCGGCTCCGAGAAGTCATTGACTGGGATATTATCGACATAGTTCGCCGTGCTGGCGGCGCGCTCTGCGATGAAATACAGCTGCGTGCCACCGGACGTTCCGGTTTGCGAGCGATAGATGCGCTGCTTGGTGATGTTGCGGCCGGCCGGCGCCGCCTGAAAGCCGGACAGCGTGATCGTGTTTCCGGGCGAATAGGTCAGATCGTCGCTGATCGGGCTCGGCTCGGTTTCCTCTCCGAAGTCCGTCACGAAGGTGTAGACGTACAGGCGCGTGTAGGTGATCGAAGTCAGCGAACCACCATTCGTCGCTGTCAGCTTGACGGTCGGTGCCGGCACAGCCAGAGGATAGACAGTGCTGCCTACGCGCATCTTCGGCACGCCGTCGCCTGTATAGTACAAACGATCCTGCGCGACAGGGCCAGGCACCGCATGCACCGGAACCGTCCAGTACAGCCAGTCAGTCAGGTGCCGGTAGATGGTCTTGACCGTGCCGGAAGTAGCGCCAGCTAGCGACGTGACCGGGAACGGCTTGCGGAATGGAGCCAGCTGGCCATCCTCAAGCCGCACGTCAAGCGCGATCTGCGCGCCGGTCGCTGGCAGCAGCCGCGGCGTGATGCGCGGCGCCTCACCAGTGAACCCTGCCAATTTGATTACAGACATGATCGTGCCCCTGCTTTGCGTAGTTGCCGCATTTTACCGCACTATTTTCTAGGCTCACGCAGTTCGTTGGTGTAGACGCCACGGCGCGACCCCTGCCTGCGCGCAATGTCTTCGATGGCCTGCGCTTCCAGCTTTGTCATGGCACGCAGCCGCGCATCGCTGCGCATGTCTTTGCGACGGATCGGGATCACCGTCATCAGTGGCGTGCCAGCGGAAACGATGCCGTCGTGGTTCTTGGCGTGCCATGCCGATGGGAAGTTCACCTGCTTGGGGTACTTGTCGCAATCGACGAGGCCGGGCAGACATGTGAACCGCGGCTCGATGTGGCCGATGGGCGGGATAAACAATGCCGAGTAGCCGGGTGCCGTCTTGACCACTATGCGGTTGATCCACTTCACAGCAGGCATGCCATCGGTCAGCTTGTTCTTATCGCCGCCGACCTGCGACGGGCTGTGGAACGTGGCTACCTCTCCGATAGGGTTCGATCCGAGCTCAATGAATTCACAGCCGTCCACGGTCGAAGTGCGCACATTCACATCACCCCATAGCGGGATGATGTAGCCGAGCGATAGCGCATCCAGCAGCGGGCTGCATTTCTTGGCCGACATAGCGATGCCGCCGAACTGGTCGCGGTTGCCCTTGTCCGTCACCTGCGGTTTGATGTCCTTGAACCACTGCGGCATCAGCTTATAGGCTGGAACAGGTTCAGGTATATTGCCAAGATCCTCCGGCGCGCAGAGGAATTCAATCAGCGGCGCCTTGAATAGTGAGATGAGTTTCATTGTGGTTTCGGGCCGAGCGCCCACGTAACGAGTGTGTATCGATCACCCGATGTTACCGGGCAGACTTTGTGTGCAATGTGGGAATAGAATACCAGCAGATCGCCTTTGTTCAGGCGTAGTCTGGTGGCCTTCTCGTTGTTCCCATCAGGGCAGATCAAGAAGTCGCCGCCTTCATAGTCGTCAGGGTTCGACAGCATCAGCACGAACGACAGCTTGCGGAACAGTCCGCTGGCTGGATTGTTCTGCGTGTCTACGTGCCAGTCATAATGCCCGTCGATCTTGTACTTGGAAAACTGGAACCCGTCGAAGCCGTCTAGCGCCATCTGGAACTTGTCAAAGTTCACGCGCGCCTGCAGGTCGTTCATGTGCTTGAACACCCATTCCGTTTGCTCGCTTGGCTCCAGCCAGATCAGGTCGGTTTCACGCACGGCTTGATCTAAAACACCAGCGCCGATCCTTGCATCAATGAATCGCTGCTCTGCTACTTGGCGCCGGATCTTGTCGCACTGCTCTATAGAAAAAGCCGCTTGCATGATGACTAGCGGCTCTATGGGGGGAATGTACGTTGATGTGCGTATCATTTGGGGATTTCCTTGATGGTTACATATCCACTTGGCGGTACTGTAATAGTGTACCCCGTTTCCTTGTAAGCCACCTCTGGAATCGCTGTATCGCCCACTGGCGTTGCTGGCGTTGCTACTGCGCCACCGGGGAACGTTACGCCAAATACGGGAATCGACTGGCCTGCCGCACCGGGCGTTATCGGGTTGGTATTCCCAGGCGTCGATGGGTTCGTGTTGCCGCCAACGTTCCCATAGGTCACGCAGGACGTGCTTCCGTTGTAGACGGAACTCGTATTGTCAGGCTGGAACGGGTTGCAATATGGCGCTGGCGCTGGGGAGCCATAAACCGGCGCTCCGGTTCCACCAGGAACCTGCTCAATACCGCCATCTTTTCTTTGCAGGAATGTCGTATAGATGGCCTGATATCCGAGCGGGTTTGTATTGCCCGGCGTCGGGTCATTCGTGTTGCCGCCGCTGGTGCTATTGCCGTCAGCACCCTTACCCGCCACCGTATAGCCGGCGCGGCCGTACTTCGGGATATACACGCCCGATGAATTGAAAGTGGTCGTGATGGTCGATCCACCAATCTGTGTGCGCATGCCGCGCGCTATGCGTCCCGGAGTCTTCATCGTTAGCTGATGTTGTTGTAGGTCTTCGCGCCGATGTAGGTGGCGCCACTGTCAACCGTGTAGAACGAGTAGATGTCGGTCGCGTTGGCAGCCGTGGTGCGTGGTGGCGGGGCGCCATCTGCATACTTCGCAGTCTGGAATGCCACCGTGCGGCCAGCCGTTGCGTCGTTGATCAGGTGGACGGTGAATGCGTAGGCGCCGGATGGGGCGTTGGTGAAATTGATCGTTGTGTTGGCGGCGACAGTCACGAGGAAGATATCGCCCAGCGACAGATCAAGGTTGGTCGTGCTGGTGTTTGCCGTGACTGGAACAACCGTGCTGCGCTGCGCGTCCACAACGTCCTGCAGCGCCTTGGCCGTGATGCGAAGCTCGATCTTATCGCCCGCTGCAAATGTAGTTGCAGTCGTACCTTCCTGTGCGCGCACGATGGTCATGGCGTCGGAACTGCGCGCTGTGACCTTAACGATTTCCTGAACGGGCGTACCGGCCACCAGCTTGACCAGCGTAGCCATGAACCAGTCGGCACTCGATGAAAGTGCTGGGAACAGGACGCCAGTACCAGATGCCACACTCAGCGACGTACTGGATGAGGATATGGAACCGGCCAGCGTAGTCGTGGCGTTGTTGGTGAATTTCACTGCCATGTTATATTTCCTTCACGCGAACGTTGAACTCTTGTTGCTTGACGCGCTTCTGCGCCGTGCTGGCAGTCACCGTCACCTTGTACGATCCGCCGTCCATCCCGCCGCTTGTCCATACCTTCACTATCGGACTTTGAATCTGGTAAGCCGGCAGCACCAGTTCGCCCAGAATGTCGAGGCTAAGTTCCACCGTCGTGATGGAATCGCCCTCTGGCAGATAGTTGCTGTAGTCAACGTCGAAATCTTCGACATCGGCAGGTTGCTTGTATTTTATCGGTATGCTCATGGTTAGCTCAATTCCGCTTCAACTTTGATAGTACGGTCTACCGGAAGCACCGGAACTGTCTTGTCTGGCGCACTGACGACAATTGTACTATCCCGCTGCGGAACCATGACCTGATTTCTTTCCAGCCCCAAGTAAAATTGATCTGGCGTGGGCATCGGGTTGGGTATTCCGTGGCTTGCGGATAGGCCGATGTTGGCAGGCTGCATCAGAACGGGCTTTGCGAAGCGCGGATTCTGGCTGCTTGCGGCCACGCCCATGGATGCAATGCCGGATAGGCTTCTGGCTTTCTTGACGCTGGCGCTGGCCTGCATCTCAACCAGTGCAGCAGTAGATGCAACAGCAACCTGCGTTTGGGTGAACCCTGTTGCGCCAACAGTTACCGCGGCAACGCCCGACAGATAGTAGGTGGCGTATCCGTTGAGCGTTGCGACGTTGAGCGCGTAGCGCATGTTATGCCGTGGTTACGGTAAGGGCGTTGATGTCGAACACGATCAACTCGCCGGCATCAACGATGACAGGCACAACCAGATCCTTTGCCAGCAGCATGTTGCCGCCAGTCGCCGCGTCCCAGATAGACCAGCTTGTGACGGTAACTGCTGTAGCGCCATCTTTTGCAGGGAACGGCAAGGCGTAGACGTTCTTGCTTTCCATGTTGGTGCCGTTGGCCGCTGGCACAGTCCAGCCAGTACCGATTGCCCCGCCGCTCTCGCACTGCTTGCGAACATAGGATGGCCACACGCCGGTCGTTACTTCATTCGATCCGGTGCCTTCGTCTGGCGTGGCCGTGTGCAATGCAATGTAGGTGTGCGTAGGGAGCGGGAATGCAACGCCGCGCAGGACAGCATTCAGAATGTTGGTTTCTGTGTAATTAGATGCGGCAGACATTACTGCTCCTTAGAAAAAGCTACCTTTGACGCGAGGCCGCGCGCGCTGCTGGCCTATCGAACCCTTGTTCTGGAACGTGTCGAGCGCGGCGTTGAACAGGCCGAGGAACATGGCGCCCAGCTGCGGATTGCTGAATGGCATGTTGGGCATCATCAGGATGCGGGCCAGCGCGCCGTGCGCGATCACTTCGCGGTACTGGTCGCCCAGATAGTCCGGCAGCTGGTCGCAGTCCTGCGATGGCTTCAGCCACACATACAGGTTGACGTGTCCAGCCGCGCCCGGAACGATGCGCAGCGTGTTCTGCTCGGTCTGCGTGACGTAGCGCGCCTTGATGCTGTTGCTCTCGTTGACGCGCCAGCCGTGCAGGTTGTCGTCCAGCCATGCGGTCGTTTTCGGCGTCAGCAGGTTTCCTTCAAACAGCACGCTCTCGATATCCAGCAGCACCGAGTTGTTCGGCGTGGTGATCTGCTCGGATTCGTTCTCGGTGATGTCGAACTCGTCTTCATAGCGCCACGTCTTCGTGCGCTGGCAAAAGTCGATGGCCGCCTGCCGGATACCGAAGTAGGCCGTTGGCGTAGCGATGCCTGGCGCGTACTGCTTGATGTGCGGCAGGAACGTGCTCAAATCGATCATGTTCATAGGCTATTGGCCTTCGCGGAATTCTGGATTGCGGCTGCGGCCGGCGAGCCGATGGCGTCGGCAAATGCGCTGTAGTGCTGCATGGCCACGGCGCCTTGCGAGTATTCGGAGTCCTTGCTGTGCATGCGGTACAGGCACCAGTCGATGATCGGGCCGATGAACTCGGCGCGCATGTCGATCTCGTCGGTTGCTGCCGATACAGGCGGTGGCGGTACGGCCAGCAGCACTTCAACCACTGCACCTTCCACCGCTGGTGGATAGACGTAGAACGTCGTCGGCGTGCGGTCGTCCTGCATGTAGTGGTGCGTCGTGCTGGCACGCATGGAATGCCAGTCAGGGTTCGCATCGTCCATGATCTGGCGGTCGGTGATACGT